GGACCCGCTGCCCGAGGGCGGCGGCCTCGGCGGCGAGCGGGCCGGGCATGGGTGGGCGGTTCACGGTCAGCCCTCCTCGTCCTCGGGCTCCTCGCCCGGGGCGTAGGCCCGCCAATAGGGCGCCGGCTTGCCGGCGGTGTCGTAGCGGCGCAGGTCGATCTCGGGGTGCTCGGCGGCCAGCCGCTTGCGGTCGAACCCCTTGCGCCCGGCGCCCATGCGGGACACGAGCCGCCAGCCGGCGACGGCGGCGCCCTCGATCCGGGCCATGGCCATGGCGGCCACGAGCGGCTGCCGGGCGGCGGCCTCGGTGGCCTCGGCGGCCTCCAGCTGGGCCTTCAGCTCGCGGCGCTGGCGGTAGGCCTTGGCGAACGCGGCCACGGCCTCGGCCCACTCGGGCCCCTCCACGGGGGTGTACTGCCCGCCCACCCGCTTGGGCTTGGGCGCCGCGGGGGCGGCCTCGGGCAGCTCGTCCAGCGGCGGCCGGCGGGGCTCCACGTGGTCGAACCAGAACGCCCGATCGCGCTCCACCAGGGTGGCGATCACCTGCTCGTCCGGGGGCACATCATACCGCTGGATCGCCACGTTGTCGGGTTCGTACACGGCGAACCGCACCCCAGGGCAGCGCCAGCCGGGCGGCATGACCCCCAGGCCGGGGAGCGGCAGGCCGGCGTCGGCCACGGCCTGCACCACGTGGATCAGGTGCTGCCCCTGGATCAGGTTGTGATCCGGCACCCCGTCCCGGCGGTAGCCGTCGGCGTTGCGCTGGCTCGGGGCCTTGGCCTCGGCGATCCAGCCGTCGGCGCACAGGCCGTCCAGGTCGGCGAACAGCCACGGGCGGCCGGGGTCGCGCAGCATGTACGCCCCGTAGCGGGCGGCGGCGGTGGCGGGGGCGTGCACGGCCATGCCCAGGTTTGCGGCCAGCAGGGCCAGGGCGTCGGGCTCGTATCGGTGCCCGCGCACGAACGCGGGGTTCGCCAGCCCCTCCAGCACGTCGCTGGGCCCGAGGTCGCGCACCTTGTCCAGGTAGAGCGCCACGCGGTCCCGCTTGAACACCTCGCCCAGGTAGATCACGGCCGAGTCGCTGGATCCGATCCCTTCCTGCCGGCGGCGCAGCCACGCCAGCTCCAGGGACTGATCGGGGGTCATGGGTGCGCCTCGCTTCCTTCGTTCGTGGGCCACGGGATGGTCAACACCCAGACCCCATCCTCTTCTGTCCATGGCCCGGCGTTGAATGATTTCCCCTCTTCGTCCTCTACCTCGATAAATCGGCCGCTTTCGGGCCCCGGGGGACCATCGAAGAGTATCCGAATTTTCTTCCGATCCTTGCATGTTTCGGTCAGCTTTTCGAGGTCGGAACGCAGGGAATCGATCGTAGCCACGAGGGCCAGTTCCGCCCGCGAGGCCGGGTGTCGGCGCACCTCCTCCACGCCTCCACGGGTCAGGGGTTCAACGCCTCTCGTTTCCTCGTATTGCGTCATGGGTTCACCTCGTCCCAGGCGGCCGGGTCGGCCAGCTTTTGAAAGTAGGGGGTCTCGTCATCTTGGGAGGTGCCGCGGCAGTAGTCGCGGTACGGGCAGTATCCGCGCACGCCGATGCACGCGGACGGGTTGCGCGGCCAGCGTCCGCGGCGCGCCCAGGCCTTGGCGGCGACGAACAGAACGCGCACGTCGGCGAGCCATCCGGCGAGATCGGCAGGGCGAATACCAGTGCTCACCCGGTAGGCGAACGTGTCGCCGCGGGCCTTTAATCGGTTCACCAGTTCGGACGCGGCGGCGGCCTCGGCGGTCAGGCTCAGGTGCGAGCACTTCAGCACCGCGCGCTGCCACACCTCGATCGTGGTGTCGCACGCGGCGCGGCTGATCCCGGACACGCCGGACCCCGCGCACGGCTCGCACGGGACCGACCCGGGCGTGAGGCCTGGCACGGATCCCGTGCCGTGGCACTTGGTGCAGCGCAGGGTCGCGGGCTCGCGCGGTGGCGTAGTGCGCACCACGTCAAAGATCACGGTGTCCACGGCCCTGCGGGACCAGCGCGCAGCCGCCCAGGCGGACGCCAGCACGCGCATGTCCAGGCGCCGATCCTCGGTCACCTCGCCGCGGTAGGAGGTCCCTGTGGTGTACGTCACGAACAGCTCGGCGGTGTCCTTGCTCGTGGCGTGCAGCAGCGGCACGCGCACGCGCAGGCGCACGGGCTCGCCCAAGAACCGGTACGGCAGCACCGCCTCGATCGCGGCGCTGGCGGCGATCGTGGGCGAGGCTGCCGGACGGGACCGGCGCCGCACGGCGCGCTGTGCTCGCGCGGCGTCCTCCTCGATCGGGTGCTGGGTGGCGTAGTGGGCCAGAACCGCGCGGCACAACTCCACGTCGGCCGGCGCGGCGTTGCTGCGCCCGGCCCAGTCGTGCAGGGCGCGCTCGGCGTCGCGGGCCGCATGGTCGGCGGCGTTCAGGCTGTCCCGAACCTCGGGCAGCCACCAGGACCGCTGGAGCAGGGCGGACCAGCGGGCCCCGATCGCGGCGGCGATCCCGGCTCCGCGGGAGTCGTTGGCGCTCGCCGGTCGGGCGCCGAGGCGGCGCAGGCCGCGCACGTATTCCAGATCGAACCGCGCCGGGCAGGTGGCCAGCACCTCCAGGGCGCGGGGCGTAAGGATCCCTTGGTGGGTGTTCCCGTCCATGATCGCCCCTCCTGCCGGGCCGGCGTGTTTCCCCCAGCCGGACCGGCTGCTGGTGTTAGGCCGTCGCCGGGACCGCGGGCGCCGCCGGGCGAGCGCCCCGCCGCGGCCGCGGCATGAACACGAGGCCGTACTCCTCGGGCGTCACCGGCTGGTACAGCTTGGCCACCGAGACCCCCAGGGCGTCGGCGATCTGGGCCAGCGTCTCGGCCTTGGGGTTCCCCCGGCGCAGCACGTCCTGGAGCCCCTGGGGGGTCTTCTGGAGCTGGCGCGCCAGCTCGGACAGGCTCCAGCCCTTCCGGGCGCACTCGACCTGGAGCCGGGCTCGTAGGGCCTCACCGATCCGCTTGTTCTCGTTCGTCATGTTGTCCTCCACTTCCTGCCTGCTACTGTAGCACGTCCCCGGACAATTGCAAGTCTGAACCGTTGCCGGTCGGATTTGGCGCACCGTAGGCCGTGCGCATGGCCTCGGCCAGCGTGGTGAGCGTCGCCAGCTCGTGGCCGTCGCCGTCGCGCACGATGAACCGCCGGCCGCCGGTGCCCTCGGCCACGACGTACCGGCCGTGGGTGCCGGCGCACCTGTACACGTACCGACCCTCGCCGGCCGGTTCCCGTTGAACTCGGACGGGGCGCCCGCGCCTGCTCGGGATCGCGCGCAGGGCCTCGGCCAGCTCGTTGGCGAGATGGGCGTGCAGGGCCTCGGAGCCGCCCTCGTCCGCCACGCTGGCGGCGGGCTCCTGGACCAGCTCGCCGCGGATCGGACCGTTCCCCCACCAGTAGAGCGGGAGCACCCGGGCGCCCGCCTGGTGGGCGGCCAGGGCCTCCTCGCGCTGCACGTTGCGGGCGGCGGCGATCGCGGCCGTGCCGATCCAGGGGCGGCGCTCGTGCATGCCGTCCTGCCCCGGTATCACCTCCAGAATGAAAGGCCTGCCCATGGTTACACCTCCCCGAAGATCTTGTGCATGCGGTGCTCCTCGCGGAGCACCTCGTTCAAGTGCACCACCTCGGTGCTGAACCGCTCGGCGGTCGCCTTGTCGGTCTCCGGGCCCACCAGGATGGACCAGCAGCGGAACGCCAGCGCCTCGCGCTCGGCCTTCCAATGAGCCTCCCAGGAGCTGGAGATCGCGGCGTTGCCGTCGGTGATCATGATGATGTCCGCGTGCTTGAACGTCGTGGATCCCTTGACCTCGGCGAGCGCCCGATCCAGCGGACCCATGAACCCGGTGCCCCCGGCCGACTGGAAAAAGGTCACGGCCTCGGCGATCTTCACCGGGTCCATGTCGCTGGGGCGGTCGAACCGATCGACGCGCAGCACGTCGCTGCCGAAGTGGATCAGGATGAAGGGGCGCTTGGCCCGCGCGGCGCACTCGGCGAACGCGAGCGCCACGGCCGCGGCCCAGGCGATCGGGTCGCCTTCCATGCTGCCGGAACTGTCCATCAGCATGACGATCGGGCCCTCCTCGGGCTGGGGCTTGCGCTTCAGCTCGTGGCACGCCAGCGCCTTCTCGGTGTAGCGCGCGGCGAACACGGCGCGCAGCTTGGGGTGCGCCCACAGCATCTCGGACGGCAGCACGCGGGTGAGGTCGTCGCCGAGGGTGATCCCGGCCAGCTCCTGGGTGCCCTGGGGCAGCTTGTTCGCCTGCTCTAGGCGGGCGATTCGGCGCAGCCGGCCGGCCAGCTGGGCGATCCTGCGCAGCTTGGGGGAGGCCTTCACCGCGTCGGACAGCCGGCGCCCGAGGTCCTGCCGGTCGGCGCCGCGGCTGTGCTGCTCGTTCCCGGCGAGCGGACCGAACGCGGCCACGAGCTGCTCCTCGTCCTGGATCTGCTGGCGCGTCACCTTTGCCGCCGCGCGCATGGCGTTGCGCACGTCGCTGGGGTCCATGAGGGCCGCCTGCTCGGCCGCCTGGGCGAGGTCCTGGGCGTGCTGCTGGTCATGGGCGCACAGGGCGTCGCGTGCCGCCTGGAGGGCGTCCTGGGCGTCCTGGCTGCCGTCCTGGTCCTGCTCGGTGGTGGCGATCATGCGCTCCAGGGCGGCGCGTGTCTCGGCGTCCTGGGCGAGATCGCGCACCTGCTCGGCGGGGGCCTGCACCTTGTCCAGGAGGGTTTCGATCACGGCCTGGGCGCCCATGCCCGCCCACCGCTCCCGGCCCTGGCACTGGGCCCGCAGGTCGGCCAGCTCGGGGACCTGATCGATCGCGTGGTGGAGCTGCTGCCACACGTCCGAACCGTCGGCCGGCGGATCGAGCTGGCGGGGCTCCTCGGCGTAGAGCCGGTGGAACACCTCGGCGGCGAACGTCGCCGCGCCCTGGTAGCGGTCGTCCATCCGGTGCTCGGCCTGCGCGGCCGCCGGCTGCTCCACCGTGTGGAGGCGCCAGCAGCTGCTCTGGTAGTCGGTCACGTCGTACACGTTGCCGGACATGTTAGAACCTCCTCGGGGCTGCCATGCGGTGGGCGTTGTCGCGCTGGTCGGTGACCACGGCCAGGTAGTGGCGGACGGCGAACGCGCGCTCGTCGTCCGAGGTCGCCCGCGCGATCTGGTCGCGCACCGAGTTGATCCGCATGCCGGCGCCCATCTCCCGGAACTGGGGGCCGCGGCCGTCGGTGAGGGCCGCCCAGGAGCAGCCGAGGGCGTCCACGATCGCGTCGGCCTGCTCCAGCGTGTTGATCGCGGTGTCCTCGTGGAGGCGCAGGCGGACGATCTCGGCGTTGGCGTTGTTGATCGCGGCGGCCGTGGCGGCGTTCTTGCGCAGGCCGCGCTCGCGGGCGTCCTCGTGGGCGACCACGTACACGGCGTCCCAGATCTCGGCCTCGCGCTCGGTCACGGTCTCGATTTTCTTGGTGGCGTTTTTCATCTCGGGCTCCTTGTCGTGGGCCGCCGCGCGGCCCGTTTTTTTATCTCACAAGGACAGTATGCGGCCGCGCCTTGCTGGTGTCAACTTCTTTTTTCATGTGTCGGTCGTTTTTTTTCTGGGGGTAGAGCGGGAGGAGCTGGCGGGCTACCGGGCGCGGAACCAGGTCACGTCGTGGTTCAGCTTGTCCACCTGCCGCTGCGCTGCCTCCACGGCCTCCACGGCCTCGCGCAGGGAGTCGGTGTTCCCGGCCTCGGCGATCACCTCGTCCAGCTGGTCGCGCTTGGCCGACACCTGCCCGGACACCTTGGCGATCGCGGCGGTGAGATCGATCTTGGTCTTCTGGCCGGACTTCAGCAGGTCCATGGAGGGCAGCTCCTTCATGGCCGCGCGCACGCCGTCCAGGATGGCCTCGGACCGCGCACCGTAGGGATCCGCGGCGTTGCCCACCACGGTGGCCAGGCGGTCGCGCTCGCCGGCCTCGCGCCAGATCATGTCGGCCAGGATCATGTAGTCGCTGGCCTGCACCTGGGTGCGACCCGCGAGCACCGCGGCGGCCGGGATGATCCAGGAGGCCTTCACCCAGGTGCGCGGCGACGCCTTGAACCCCTCGGCCTCCACCGCCTCCTGGATCGCGGCCAGCTTGTCGGCCTCGCGGTCGCCCCAGGGAACCGCGCGCACGGCCTCGCGCAGGACCTCCAGGTTCTGGGTGGACAGCTTGGCGGTGACCGGGAGGGCGCCGCGGCGGCGGTAGAGCGTGCGGCGGTTGTCGCGGTCGCGCACCTCGTCCACCCAGACGCGCAGGGCGAACCGGTCGTACACCTTGGCCAGGCTGGCGTCCTCGGGGTATTCGTTCGTGGCGGCGCAGATCATGTCCAGGACGAGATCCAGGACCTGCCGGCCGTTCTTGAACTTGCGCTCCTGCATGCAGGTGACCAGGGTGTGCAGGATGGCGGTGCTGGACTGGAACGGCTCGTCCAAGAACCAGATCCGCGCGCTCGGGGCGTAGCCGTCCACGAGCCTGGTGTACGTGTCGGCGTTCAGCAGCTGGGACGCGGACACGGGCCCGAACAGATCCTCGGGCGTGCTGAACTTGTTGAGCGTGATCTCGAAATACGCGCCGGGCTCGGCGTCGTACAGGGCCTCGCACAGCGACCGCAGGATCGCCGACTTGGCCACGCCGGGGGGGCCGAACTGGATCATGTGCTCGCGGGCGAGGAGCGCCACGAGGGCGACGCGGATCGGGTTGCGGCGCTCCACGTAGGACGCCTCCAGGTTGTCGGCGAGGGCGCGCAGCTCGGCCATGGCGCCGGGCAGCTTGGGGTCGGCCAGCGGATCGGGAACGACGGCCAGGGCGGCCGCGGGGGCGGTGGTCTCGGAGGCGGTGTTCGTGTTTTTCATCTCGGGCTCCTTGTCGTGAGGCGCAGCGCGCCCCGGTTGTTACTCGGCGTCCTCGGACTCGCGCCGCGCCCAGGCGGCCTCCATGTCCTCCACGTCCGCGTCGGTCGGGGCCACGCTCGGCGCAACGGCCCAGCGGCGGCGGTTGGCGACGGTGTTGTCCCAGTGCTTGGTGATCTCGGTCGCGGTGTGTTCGGTGTTCGTGTTCATGGTGTCTCCTTTGTCCTTCCCCCTGGTTATAAAGCCGGGCCTGACAGGTGTCAAGGTTTTTTTTCATGTGCCGGTCGTTTTTTTCGTGTGAGGTTTTCGCCCGAAACCTCGCATTGACACCCAGCACCTGGTCGCCACGTGGGGCCCCGCGCGCTCGGGCGGGCGCCCGAGGGCGGGGGCGTAGTCGGTCGGGGTTCCTGGTGGCTCGTGGGGCTCGTGGGGGTGGACTAGGCGGCGGCGGGGAACAGGGCCACGATCTGGGCGCGCAGGGCGGCCAGTTCTTCGGCCACCTCGGGGACCCCCCGCTGAACGGCGAGGCAGCCGGCGGTCTCCATGGCGTCGGCCAGGACGATCGCGCCGGCGCCCTCGGGGGGAATCGGCAGCGTCGTGCCGGCCAGGTAGTCGGGGATGGTCGTCGCGCGGGTCGTGGTGGCGAGCGTCTCGTCCACGTACCGCTCGGCGGCGAGGCGATCCCCCTCGGGCTGCTCGGCGTCGTTCACGACTTGGCGCAGCACCTCCACCACCAGCGACGCGGCAGCGTGGGTGCAGGACAGCGGGGCCGCCTTGGCGCGGGCGCGCTCGGCCTTGCGGGCCACGTTGCGGGCGCTCTGCTTGCGGGCGCGCTCGGCGTCGCGCTCGGCGCGGCGACCGGTCACGGTCTCGGCGAGGGCGCCGGCGGCGGTCTCCAGGCGGCCGCGCAGCTCGTCCATGGTCTGGCCGAGGAGGCGCTCGTACAGCTCCACCGTGTTGCGCATTTCGTCGAATTGGGAAACGCGATCCTCCAGCGTGCCCAGCTTGGTGCGGTCCTTGCTGGTGTAGTCCGCCAGCTCCTCGGTGAGCCGGCGCAGGCGCTCCTCCAGGCCGTCGCGCGCCGTGGTCTCCAGCTCGGCCATGTTCGCCGGCGACACGTGGATCCGCCACGTGGAGGTGTGGCAACCGATCGAGGCCATGAACTGCTCCCAGGCCGCCACCTTGTCGGCGTAGCGCGCCGGCACGAACCAGCGGCCGCCCGAGGTGGACAGCGGCAGGCCGCCCCAGCGAGCGAGGGCGCGGTTCGTCGCCGTGGTCAGGTCGTCGGCCTCGTAACTGGAGACCGCCCGCTTGTACTGCTCCAGGACGATCGCCACCTCGGGCTGGGTCGGGTCGTCGGCGAGGATGCACGACTCGGCCGGCACGCCCCGGGCCAGGGCCTTCAGGTCGAACCCGACACAGAAGCCGTCGTGCTTGACCGCCCGATCGGTCAGGGCGCGCTGGGCGCCCTTGGTGATCGTCCGGCGCTCCAGCTCGTGCACGATCTTGCCGCTCGTGGCGCCGTTGTCCAGGCGGACGGCCTCCACGCGGCGCTCGTCCACCGTGCCCGGCTGCCCGATCTTGATCGTGGAGCGGACCGCGCGCAGGTAGGCGCCGCGCGGATCGATCCGAACCCAGCCGAGGTCCTGGTCGATCCCGTGGGCGTCGGCCTGGGCGTGGCACATGTCGATCGCGGCCGCGGTGCTGTTCCAGAACACGAGCACGCCGAGGAGCGGGTGGTCCTCCTGCTGCTGGGCGTTCGCTTTCTTCAGGGCGTCCATGGTCTGGCGTTGGGTGTCGTTCATGTTGGGCTCCTTTTCATGGGGCGCTCGCGGCGCCCCGGTTGTTACCTACTCGGGGATCGACACGGACACCGCGGACCCGTCGTTGCGGTAGACCGTGTGGCGCACGGGCGCCGACTTTCCGAACTCGTGCAGGGCCTCGGACAGGGCGAGGGCGAACAGGGCGTCGCTGGCGAGCGGCACGCGGTTCAGGACGGCGCGGCGCGCCTCCTCGTACTTGGCGCCCGCGATCATGGCCTTCAGCTCGGACCGGATGATCACCACGGCCACCTCGGTGCGGCGCTCGCCCAGGAGGTCGCGGGCCTTGCCGACCGGCGAGCGCGGATCCGCGGTCAGCATGCCGTTGCAGAAGGCGCTCATGAAGCGGTCCGCCAAGGTCTCGATCGTCTGGTTCATGGTCATCTCGGTCTCCTTGTCGTGGGCCGCCTCGCGGCCTGTTTCGTTCTTACAGTTACAGCATGCGCCCGACCCGGACAGGTGTCAAGGTTTTTTTTCAGCGTTCGGTCGTTTTTTTCTGGGGCTCGTGGGACCGGCTCGTGGCGGTCACTCGGCGGCGGGCGGGGCGGCGCCGGCGGCCGCGTCCACGCCCTCGGCCTTGCGGTCGTAGTAGCGCACGCGGGCGCGCCACTCGGCGACCTTGCGCTCGGCCGTGGCCAGGGCGCGCTGCCACTCCACGAGCTTGGCGCGGGCGTTCTGCTCGCGTGCCTGGGCCTGCTTGGTGCGGGCGGCTCGGGCCTTGCCCAGTGCAGCGCGGCGGGCCGGCTTGGCGCGCTCCTGGGCCAGCCGCTTGCGGGCCACGTCCCACAGGTCGGAGGCGGCGTGCATCTCGCTGTGCAGGGCGTCCAGTGTTGGGCACGGATCGCGCGGCCACTTGGCGCAGCCGGCGCACACGTCGGGGTGGTTCACATGGGCCTCCACGAGCTTGCCGATCCGCTGGCGCTCGGCGTGCGCGGCGTTGACCTCGGCGAGGATCGCGCGCACCTCGGCGGACTCCTCCTCGGGGGCCAGCGCGGCCGGCGGATCGACGAACCCCCAGGACACGGTCAGGTAGAACGCCTGGGCGTCGAACGCGGCCTCCGCAATGGACCGCGCGACCTCGGCGCCATGCTCCACGCTCTTGCGCTTGCCGGTCGGTGTTCGCTTGGCGCTCGGGCCCCACTCGCCGCGGCGGAACTGCTCCAGGTGCCACAGCTCGTGGGCGGCGATGCTCACCACGTCGCGGGCGCGCTGCACAGCCGGCAGCGGCCTGGAGGTGAACCGCAGCGCCACGACGTAGCCGTAGGCCGTGCCGCTCCAGTTCCTGGAGGGCCGGCAGTAGTTGGCGCTCACTGTCCAGCGCGCGGAGTGCGCAGGCTTGATCCCCAGCTCGCGCAGCACCCAGGTGATCGCAGCGCGCAGCTGGCCGAGGGTCAGACCCTTGTGGAAATTCTCGATCTTGATCTTCTCCACGAGATCTCCTTTTCTAGGGGCGCAGCGCGCCCCGGCTACAGCACGCCCAGCGTGGCCAGCACGGCGATCACGTCGCCGGCGTTCGAACCCTCGGGCAGCATGACCCGAACCACCGCGCGCACGCCGATCCTGCCGTCGTCCTCGATTATCAGATCGGCCTCCTGGTCGTCCCTGCCGTCCACGTGGATCTCGTCCAGGTGCTGCCGCACCGACGGGTGGCGGCGTTTCGGGAAGCGCCCGTTCACGGCCGGGGCCAGGTTGGCGTTCAGAATGGTGGCCACGTGCACGGTGTTGATCTCGGTGTTCGTCATGGGGTCCTCCTCGTGGGGCGCCTCGCGCCCCGGTTGCTACTCGTTCACGCGGCGCTCGTAGTCGGCCGCGATCTTCTCGATCTCCTGCTCGGCGCACAGCCGGACCAGCGACTCCCGCTTGCGCAGCGTGGTGGACACGTCGCCCCCGCGGAGCCGACCGTCCCGGACGGTGCCGACCGTGAACTCCAGCCACGCGGCGTCGAGCGCCTGCTCGACCACCGGGTGCAGGTAGCGATCGTCCTCCTGGAGCCAGGACGACGGGTCGCGCAGCAGCTCGGCGCGGTCGCCCAGATCGGCGATCGCCACCGCGTCGGCGAACGCGCGCAGCATGCTGGGGGTCATCCACGCTGCCGGGTCGGCGATCGCGTCGGTGTAGTCGGTGCCCTCGATCTCGTACCAGGCCTCGGGCTCCAGTTCCTCGCGGATCTCGTCCTGGATCCTGGTGAGGGGGCGCACGCCCGAACCGCGGCCCACGAGCGCCTTCAGGCGGCAGCTGTCGGCGAACAGCTCCACCGCGGGAGCGGCGGCGCGGATCGCGTCCACGATCGCGTCCCAGCTCGCGGCGCTCGGCCCGAGGCCCAGCAGGTGCAGGCGGGCGATCGGGCGGGCGGCGAGGAGGGCCACGATCGCGGCGGTCGGCGTGGTGCCCTTTTTCATCGGGACCGCGCGCACGTAGTCGGTGCAGCCCAGGACCTCGGACACGGCCGCGTCGAAGTCGGCGAGGGACCGCGCACCGCCCTGGAGCGGGACCAGCACGTTGGCGCCGAGGGCGCGCACCGCGTCCACCGCGCCGCGGAACTGGGCGAGGCGGGCGAGGGTCGCGTCCTGGTTCCCGATCTGGTCCGGGGCAACGGCGAACAGCTGCGCGCCGAGGGCCCGCGCGAGCCGCACGTACAGGGCGAGGCGGCGATCCCACTCGGCGTCGCTGATCGGGCGCACGATCTGGGGGCCGGCCGCCGTGAACTCCACCTCGTTGAAGGCGCCGCTGTCCAGGAACACCCGCGTCGTGGTGCCGGCCAGCTGCTCCAGCGCGACGATCGCCGACTCGGTGAGATCCGGCGCCGTGACGCCGAGATCCTGCCCACCGAGGGCGAGGCCGGCGATCTCGCCAGCGTGATTCGAACCGCTCCAGAAACTGACCACCCGCGTGCTGTTTTTCGTTTCCATGCTTTCAATCTATCACCGGGCCGGACAGGTGTCAAGGTTCTTTTTCATGTGCCGGTCGTTTTTTTCCTGATCTCATTACCCCGATCTGCGCGCCGCACACCCCGATCTTTCTTGCTTGCCGCTGTCGTTTTTCCTTGACCGCTATCCGGTGCGGCCTTATGCTGTCTCCCAGGAGGCAACACCATGAACACCGAGAACAGCACCCGCACCCAGTACGCCCTGAACATGGAGCGCGCCGCGTTCCTCGCGTCCTCGGATTCCTACCGCGCGATGCAGGCGGCCAAGGTCGCTGCGGCCGTCGCCCTGGGGCAGCTGCGCCACCACCAGGCGGCGCTCGCCGAGATCGACGGCTCGCCGGTCTGGGCCGATCCGGCAGTCTCCTGCCGCTGCCGCCTCCTCGTGTCGCTGTGGCTGTCCAAGTACGGCCGGGCGTTCGACCTCGCCGAGGTCCTGGAGCAGCAGGCCCGTGGCGAGCACACCAGCGCCACGGTGCGCGCCGCGGCGTAGGACCGCTACAGGTCGCCGGGGGTGGACTGCGGGCGCGCCGGCAGCGCCATGGGGTCGCTGGTAGATGGCTCCTGATCGGCAGGTGCCGACGCTGGCGCCCTGGCCTGTCCGGTCATCTCGCCGGCCTTGGCCTGTAGGTCGGTCAGGTCCACCTTCAGCAGCATGGACAACGCCCAGCCGCCGGCGGCCACCGCCACGCCGAGGATCACGCCGATCCAGATCACGACCCTGGGGATCTTGAACGATGCGCCGCCGGGCAAGAACGACGTGCGCCGAGTGCCACGCGCCGGCGTTTCGAAACCGTCGTCGGACTCGGGCTCGCGGGCGTTCTCCCGTCGGTGATCTCGGTCGCGCTCCCGCTTCAGCCGAACCTCGGTGCGGGTAATGTCACCGATCGCGCAGGCCTCTTTGTGGGCGGCGACTTTCGCCGTGGTGAGGTGGTCGATCATCTTGGGCACGGCCTCGGCCTTTTTCTTCAGCTCGCCGATTTCGCGCCCCTGGGTCTTGTCCGCCTCCTCCCGCGCCCCGAGGTTGCGGAACAGATCGTCCATGCGTCGGTTGACCGTCGCGAACCCCTCGTCCATGCGCCTGAATCCCTGGTCGATCTTGTCAACGAGCGGCCCGTGCGCGCCGCAGGTCGGCGAGGCATTGGCCTGGGCGGTTGCTTCTGTCATGGTGTTGCCTTTCATCCCCCTCCCCTGTTCCCCTACCTCATGCCGGCCCGCGGGACGCGCCGCACGAACATGGACCCGGCGCCGATTGCGCCCGGCTTGCCGCAGCGGATCGCCCACACCGAATCACCGTCGAAACACAAGCGCCCCATGTCCGCGGCCAGCATGGTGCTGGTCTCGCTCGGGCCCTCCAGGTAGCACACGAGCTGCCGCTCCTCGGCGTCCACGGGATCGGCGCCGTCCGGGTGCGCGGACGTCGTGGGGATCTTGAACAGGGCCATCGTGTTCATTCCGCCGGCGCCGTCCAGATCGAGCAGCACCTCCAGCCACAGATTGATCCCGTCGAAGGCGAGGTTGCCGACGCCGGCGCCGTTGGCGCCCATGCAGTTCGCCGGGAGGTTCTGCTCCGAAAGCGTGTCGTTGACCACGTCGTAGGTGTGCAGCCGCGTGATCGTGTGCGGCGCGGCGTGGGTCAGGTTGTTGGACACCCAGACGAGATCCCCGTCGAACAGGGCATCGCGCGGGTAGGCCGCGCCGATTCCGCCGAGGTTGGCCGGCATGCTGGCGAACCCGGATCCCACGTCGGGATCCGCGATCGTGCACGTGCACAGCGCGCCCGATTCGGTGGTCGCGTTCCAGACCCCGAAGTAGACCACCGACCCGTCGGTGCACAGCGCGCCGCTGGGGTAGATGTTCTGCACAGCCGAGTTCGGGCAGTCGCCCGACCCCGAGTCGTGGATCCCGCCGTCGTCGGCATCGATGATCGAGATCAGCGCCGAGGTCCCCAGCACGTCGCAAGGGACCCAAGCGTTGGCGGTCGCCAGCAGGTCGGACCCCATGCCCAGGCTGGTTAGGGCCACGCACCGGATGTTGTCGCACATGGCGAGGCTGTGCCCCATGCCGGATCCGGGGAGCTGGCGGCCCGTCGCCGGCCAGCCCGACTTCACCGCGCCGGTGCGCGGGTCGTAGGCCTGCACGTAGTGCACCGCCGCGGCGCCGCCGCTGTCCCGGAACATGACGTAAACCGTGTACCCATCGGAGCAGCACGCGGTCGGGACCCAGGGGGCGGTCCCGGCGGCCGGCAGGCCGGTGGTGAGGTCCCAGGCGAAATCGGTGTCGGCGAAGTTGTTGGGGTCGAACGACAGGCCGGCCACGTTCGTGGCATCGATCAAAACCAGGTATCTGGTCTTGCCGGTGGCGCCGCGCACGACGCACATGTCCACCACGTCGGTGCCCACCGCGATGCTGTTGCCCGTCCCCCACATGTGAGCCCAGCCGGCCCCCATGTAGATCCCGCTCGCGATGTTCTCGAAAGTGGAAAGCGGCGAGGCGCTGCCGCCGGTGAACGTCTTGGCCCACGGGTTGTCCTCGAATTGCAGTTGTTCGATTGCTGCGCGCGGTGCAGGAGCGGGCTGTCGCCGTTCTCGAATTTCCAGGCGCCGCTCACGGTCTCGCCGACGGCGCGCTCGGTGCGGGTGTTCAGGTGGTCGAACACGTGCTGGAGAACGGTCTGCACCTCGGACGCCAGGGTCTCCTCCTCGGGGGTCCCCGTGATCACATCGGTGGTGATCGCGGTCGCCGGGTGCTGCGGGGCGGCGCCACCGATATGGGCGTCCAGCGCGCCGGCCGTGGTCGCGATCGCGCCGGCGATCGACGCGGCCGCCCAGGCCAGGTAGGTGCCGGTGAAGTCGGTAGCACTGATCAGGAGGTCGCCGGCGGGCGGACCCGCGGCGGCGAGATCGTACAGGATGGCGTCCAGCGCCTCGCCCACGCTCGTGACCGGCGCCGCGGGCCCCGACAAGGGGAGGCCGCCGAACCACGTCTGGCCGGGCGTGTAGGCGATCACACCGCCACCGTGGAACCAGCCGAGATCCGAGACGTGCTCGTTCCACTTGCGCCACACGGCCTCGATCGCCGTGGCCGGCTGCCCGTACACGAGCCACTCGTCATCGTAGCCCGCGCCCGGGTCCGCCCACGCGCGCAGCCAGTCCTGCCGGCGGTCGGTGTCCAGGTGGGCGTTCAGGATCGAGGTCTGGCCGCTGGTCAACAGGATGTCGGTCAGCAGCTCGGCGTCGGGGAGGAGCGCCGGCGGCACGGCGGTGCCCGCGCCGGCCTCGGCGCCCTGCCGGACGAACACCCGGAACGACTCCAGATGGTGGGTCCAGATCGGCACGCCGTTGCCGTCCGTGGCCGGGTCGGTCAGTTCCCGATCGAACGCGGCGAACACGGACAGATACCGCTGGAACGTGGCGGTCGGCGGATCGGTTGGGACCCCGTATTCGTCCACGCTGCAATCCACCACCGTGACCGCATCGGGCAGATAGATCCGCTGGCCCTCGGCGTCGTAGGCCACGCCGGTGGCCACGTCCACGGTCATGTCCGCGGCCGGGGCGTGCTCGGTGACGCCCAGGCCGGACAAGATCCCGACCAGGCCGGGATCCGCGGCTGCGGCGAGGTCGGCCGCCTCGGCCCGTTCGAACACCCAATCCAGCTGTCCCTGGGTTACAATCTGCTTGAAATAGAAATCAAAAAGGTCCATGAGCCCTCCTCGTTTGTTATACGCCCAGGGTGGATTCCGTGTCTAGATGCGACACACCGATCGTCCATCCTTCCGGCCACGGCGTCGGCAGGGCCTCGCGCACGTTGCGGAGATGGGTGTGTGCCGGTTTCAGGTACACGGCGATCCGCCGAATCAGGGCCACCAGCGCGGGGGCCAGCGTGCCCTGGGTTTCGATGTCGAAACAGTAACAGGTATACGAATCGTCCGGGGCCAGCACGGCCGTGCTCGTGGAGCCCATCGCGCTGGTGGTGAACGGCAGCACGCCCAGGGCGGTGCCTCCCACCACGGCGATCGAGGCGTCCGCCCCGGCGGTCTCGGAATACAGCGCCAGCCGCGCCGCATCGGTCCCTGTGGCCGCTCCAGCGGGGAACCCCAGGGCAGCGGCCACGGTCCCGCCGGTGACCTCCAGCGAGGCGCCCAGGCCCCACAGCACGGTGCGCAATTCGACGGCGCCCGCGTTGTCGTCGCCCAGGACGTCCGGCCCGAGGTCGTGCTCCAGGCGCGTGGCCAGCTCGGCGGCGAGCGCCGCGCCGCTCGTGGCGATGTCCGCGGCGTGGAACGTGACCACGCGCGCCGTTCCGTTCACGAGCAGCTCCAGGGTGTCGCCGGCGGCGACGGCGAAAGGTTCCACGGCGCCGCTGGTGAGGATCGCCGGCGTGCCTGCCGCCGGGGAGTAGGCGCCGCCGCCCACGAGCTGGGGACCTGCCGCGGCCGCCAGCTCCTCGGCCGTCGCCGCGGCAGGAACCGCGAAGTCGGCCAGCTGGAACGTCGCCACCTGGGCGGTGCCTTCGTCGATCTCCACCTCCAGGGTCAGCGGGCAGCCGCTCATGTCGTAGGTCTCGGCGGCGTCGCACACCACCTCGGCGATCGATCCGCTGCCCAGGGCGTCCACGCCGAGGACCCACCCCTCGGCCAGGTAGTCCACGATCTGGACCCGCTCGCCCAGGAGGAACCAGATCGTGTCCTCCACGCCGGCCGCGGTGCCCTTGTACTGGTAGATCGGCAGGAGGAACCGCAGCAGCCGGCGCCGCTGGTCGGCGTCCAGGTCCAGCTCGGCCCAGTCGAACGGGTTGCCCATGTCGTACAGCATGGCGTCGAGCACCTCGTCCGGGCAGCGGTCCGGGTCGATCAGGGTCTCGGGGAAAGCGTCCACGCTGCCGATCAGCAGGCCGGCCAGTTCCTGCCAACAGTTCACCAGGCGCACCAGGTCGCGGGTGGCGTCCTCCTCGCGGTTCTTCAGGGGCAGCCAGCGGATCAGATCGAACACCCGCCCGGGCATTTCCACGGGGACCCAGCCCGCCCAGACCGCGGTGCGCGCCGTCGCGTCGATCGCGTTGCCGGCGTCGTCGGTGAGGGCGAGCGCGGCCGTGATCTCGTACTGGCACCCCGGGCTCTGTTCCCACTGGGTGGTCAGGTCCCAGGCGGTGGACCCGCTGCCGTCAACCTCGGCCACGGCCACGATCTCCAGGTTCACACCTGGGGCCGGATCCACGTTCTGGCGTTCGACGCACCCGGATGGCCAGTTGGCCAGGGCGAGCACACCGGCCGCGGTCATGGCGTCGTCGAACGTGAGCCGCACGGTGAACGGACCGACGGCGGCGGCGCTCACGAGCTGGGGCGGCGTGACGTCGGCGGCGGTGAACGCCCAGCGGAAGATCTCGGGGCCCACCACGCTGCTGGCGTGCCCCCATGGGAAGTGCCCCCAGGGACCAGACCCCCAACCCAAGGGTATCGACACGTCCAGGGAAACGGGCACGAGCTGCTCGGAACTCCACGGCGTCGCCCGTGTCGCCTCGATCCCCCAGGCGACAAATGGGGCCTCGGTGTCTGGCGGTGTCACCGTCGCGGCCCACCCGGGCTCTGGCGTGATCACCCCGCCGGCGTAGGTCGCGGCGAGCACGCCGTCCACCTCCAGCGTGAACGAGATGTCCCCGGAACTCGGCCAGGCCAATGGGTCGGCGTCCAGGTCCACCACGAGGAACCGGATCGGGCTCGTGATACCGATCCCCGTTTCGTCGGGTTGCGGGTCGCGCTGCACCACGGCCAGACGTCCAGACACCACCGAGGCGGTGGCCGCGTCCACGGCGAGCGTGGCGAGCAGCTGTTCCAGTGTCCAAGCCATGCGTTCCGCCTCCCGCTATTCCGAGATCTCGATCATGCTCACCATGAGCCTGGTGTCCTCCATGCCAGACAGGGCCGGCGCTGGCCTTCCCCACGCCGGGTAGGCCGGCCCGGCCCCTGCGGTCTCCACGTACTGCATGACCAGGAACCACTCGTCGGTCCCAGGCGTGAAAACGATCTGGCCCGTGCCGCTGGCGTTCTGCGCGCCGGCGCCGGACACCGCCTCGCCCATGGCCGTGGTCACGTCCTCCCAAGCCCCGCCGCCGGCCATGCTTCCGCCGGCAGCGTCGAACGAAAGCGACGGCGCGGCCAGGTCGTCCTTGATGATCCGCGCCTGGAATCGATCGCACTCGAAACCCTGCACGGTGAGGGTGACCCAGGCGACGACATAATCAGGCAGCAGGCGCCCGGCGGTGCTCAACCCGAACCAGCCGGGGTACAGCGCGCCGGCAGGTGCGCCGATGTCCGCCACCGCGTCCTTGATGTAGGCCGCCGGCGTAGTGTTGATCGTGATCGTGGTCCAGTCGTTGCCGGCGTCGTACACCGCCCCGGCGGTCACGAACTCCTTGTCCGTGGTGTCGTTGGCCGTGCTGGACAGCAGGCACGAGAACCTTTTTCCGACGGGGTAAAACCTGGTCTGATCCCCCTCGACTCGGAAGTAGGACGAGGCCGCCGACGCCGAAAGGATCCCGTGCTCCACGAACGAGATCGGAAGATCCAGGTGGTCCAGCGCGGCCAGCGTCCTGGGTGTCCACGCGCCAGAACCGCCGGTCCCCGCGGGGTCTGTCGCGTCGTTCGCCGTCGCCCCAAAACCCCGCCACGTCCTGGGGAGTCGCCCAGGGCTGGGCATGGTTCCACGCGCGAGCAGGACCACCTCCAGGCCGTTGCGATATGCGATCGGCACGACAAGGGCGCTCAACGTGGGGAGGGTCGCGGCGGTCGCGATCGTGCCGACCAGCAGGCCCGAGATCGGACGGCTCGGGACCACCACGTAGATCAGATGGCCATCCGCGCACGCGATCGAACCGGCTCCAGCTCGCACGTTGCCGCCGTCGGTGGCGGACGTCAACGTGATCGAGGCGTCCCAGCTCACCACGTCGCCGGGGCCCACTGCCCAGTTGCCCCCGTTGCTGGTGACGTAGAGCCCGAGATCTTCGCGGATCGACTGCACCCAGGTGTCCAGCTTGGTGAAGAACTGGCCCATGACGGTGAAGAACGGATCCTCGTTTTCGGTCGGGATCGGCAACTCCATGAGCGGGGTTTTCGGGGATACCATCGCTGACCCTCCTCTACGCCGGCCCCAAGGCCAGCCGGAACGCTACATCGTGGGCGCCGGTGTACCGACGCACGGGGATCGCCCAGTCGGTCCAGCGGCGCTGCTCGGCCTCGGGGATCACCCGCTCGGCGAACACCACACCGTCGATCAAAAGCTGCATGCGCCACGCCAACGGAACGGGCGCCGGCGGGCTCGTGCACTCGGCCCAGCTCGCGGCCAGCTCGGCGTCGTCAAGACGGCGCCCCACGAGCCGCACGGCGGACAGCCCGCCGACCAGATCTGCGCTGCCATAGCGGAACACCTGCCCGAGTGTAGGGGGCGACGGGGGGATCAGCCCAATGCCGGCGGGCGCCACCGTTGCCCCGTTCCAACAGACGTCGGCCTGAAGTGCTGCCGCCCGCAGGGTGTCGTAACGAATCGAAAGCATGCCCCAGCCCGGGGGCGCGTCGATCACCGGGGCCGGGAATGTCGCCGTGTGCGTCGTGGCCCCGTTCTTGTGTCGCAACTCCACGAGCCACTCGTGGACGCCCGGACCGGCGACACCCACGAGGCGCACCCGCAGGCCGCCGGTGGCGCCGGCCAGGGGCAGGAGGTCGATCACCGTGGCGTTGACGCCGGCCGAGGCCACGTGCGCCGCGGTGTTGAAATCGATCCACGCCTGAAGCGTGTACGCCAGCAAGTAGCCGGAAATGATCTGCGGGGTGTTCTGTCCGATCATCTGTCCGGTCGTGGATCCAGCTGGGACCACGCGGCACAACGCACCGTCGGGGCTGTAGGTCTCAACGCCCAATTCGAGATCGCCGGCGGCGAGCGCGCCCACGATCGGCGGTCCGCCGTCCACCAGGTTGGGCACCGCTTCCGGCGCCTGGTCCAGCGACCAGCGCGCCAGCTCGTCCTCGGCTCCAGTCGTCCACACGGATCGACCCGTCCAGGGAACCAGCACGCGGCCGATCGTGTCCATGGTCGCGGTCAGGAGGTCGTACTCGGTGAGGTCCACCACTTGCCGGATCTCGGTCCAGTCGCCGGCGCCCACGGGCGCGGATTCGATCACAGCCGCGTCGGCGCCCAGGACGAACGCGCGATCGCCATGGGCGGCAGCTCGCCCCGTCGGGACGATCCGCCCCTGGCTTTCCCCGCGCAGCCTATCGAACCAAGTCGCGCCCACGCGCCCTCCTATCAGGTGGCCCGGTACGCCTCCAGGGCAGCGAACCCCCCGCGGCGGTTGATCGACCCATGCGACGCGAAAGCGAACCCGGCCCAGCCACCCCACAGCGGGGCGCTGCCCGTGGCGATCCGCAGGACGTCGTCCACGTAGCCGCCGACCGGGAACCCCGAGATCGGCTGCCAATCGGGCGGCGTGCCGATCGGTTGCAGATCCAGATCGTTGGCGTAGCACTGGAGCAGGACGTCGCCGTTCGGCTCCACGATCGGATCGAGCCGCAGGTGGTGCCACAGGCCGTCGCCCATCGAATACTGCACCGCCGACCTGGCCAGGATGATCGTGTCCGGCTGCTCGGGGACGATCCCGCCGATGATCGGGCCCTTGGCCAAGACCAGCTCGTAGGGGTCCGCGTTGCTCGGTCCCAGCATGTAGGCCTCGTCGTTCACGCTCGGCGGGCCGCCTTGGCAACAGAAGAACAGGAAGGGGGACATGCCGGTCGCGCCCGGGCTCGCCACCCGCTTGACCGCGCCGCGCACGCTGCCGCCGCCGTCCGGCACGGACAGGCCCGACCCGGTGGGCACGAACCCGGTGAGGTCCACGTACTTGCCGAAAGCCCCCACCGTGTCGGTCAACGTGTTGCACCCATACACCCACGACGCCCCAGCGGGCGGGGTGATCCCCGCGGTCACGCCTCGGGCGATGCTGGACGCCGAAAGGCTGCCGGCCAGTTCTCCCCAGTCCGCTTGTCCCATGATCTCCTCCTCGCCCCCGCTACACCGGGAACGGTTCATCCGGCCACGAGGCCGGATCAAAACACTCCTGCCACGGGTCAGGGCACCCGATGAACAGCGCCGGCCACAAATCGCCCGGGTCGAACGCTGCCACCCACACGGCGCCCAGACCAAACCACCCCTCCAGATCGAACCGCTCCAGGTACGTGCCCGGCGGATCCCACAGCGAATCGAACACGGCGCCGGCCTGCTCATACTCCAGGACCATGGCGCCGATCACGGGGTCCAGGAAGTAGGACCAGTCGATCAGGCTCCAGCTGTCCAGGAGCATGTGCTCGGACGTGGGCACGCCGAACGGCAGCAAGGTGGCCAGTGAGCAGGGGAACACGATCTCGGACCGTGTGCCCCAGGGCCCGAGGCCAGACAGTCCGAGGTACGGGCGCGCCTCGCCCCACGGGTCGGACGCCTTGGCGCCCAGTATCCACATGCAGGAGGACGGCGTTGACAGATCCCATCCCAGCAGCAGGCCCGAGTTGTCGCCGTCGTCCCAGGCGGTCACGGTCAGCCCGTAGCCGGCCGGGACCTCGGCCGCGATCGCGGCGTTCACCATGGCGGCCAGGCTCGTGGCGTCGGCGTAGGTGCCGACGGTGAGCTGGACGCGGTAGACCTCGCGGGCGTCGTTGAACAGCCACAGCCACGCGCGCTCGGGGGGGAGCGTCACGGGCCAGGACAGGGCAGCCCCGCGCAGGCGCCCGCCCACGCCCGTGCCAGGATACCACCACGGACCGGACACGGTGGACAGCGGATCGGTTCCCCACTCCTCGCGGAACTGCTCCTCGCGCAGCGGCTCGGCGTGCCCACCGTAAAAGGCATCGAACCAGCCGGTCCAGCCGGTGGCCGTGGGCAGCTCGTCCGGTGGGGCGATCAGCGTCCAGGCGTCGCGCCACGGCGGCCCAACGTAGGTAGGCGATCCGAAGTCGGGCCAGCCCCACAGTTCGAACAGCTCGGTCGTGGTCTCGAACGCCGGGACGCCCTCGTTGAAAAGGGCGGCGGTGATCAGACCAACGATCCAGGCGTCCACCCAGTCCTCGTTGTTCTCCCACCCCGCGGCGAAGTCTTCGCGCGCACGCTGCCACGCCTGGAGATCCGGGTCGCTGGCGTTGAACTCGGCCCAGCCCCCCTGCCCCTGGTAGCTCGTCCAGTTCCAGGCCTCGGCCTCGCCCGGGCGACCGTCGGCGCTCGCCGTTTCGAAGCTGTTGTTCTGGAACGGACCGGTCACCTCGGTGAACGCCCCGGCGATCTCCTCGTCCGTGATCGCCTCGCCGAACACGGCGCCGGCCCCGAGGTCGCACGCGGCGCACTGCATGGTCGCGTGCTGCCACCCGACACGGAAGATCTGCCCACGGTTCAGGTAGAGATTCAGGCCGGACAGCTCGGCCCTGGTGGTGCCGTCGATCACGAGGCGCAGCGAGCGGCTGGGGTGGCCGCCCGACCGGCTGCCACGAGCACCCGTCCAGGCCCAGGCGATCAAGAACGGGAGATCGCCCTTGTCGGCGATCTCGGCCGCGGTCAGTGTGGTGGTGGCGTCGGCCCACCCGCTCCCCTGGTTATAGCAACGCGCGATCACGTTCCAGGTGCTGGAGGTGATCCGCTGCACGAACACGCCGATCGCGTTATTGATGATCGACGGGACGGCCGTTTGCAGGGGCCCGGCGCTCCACAGCGCCCGGCGTTCATTGATCGCCATGTCCTCCAGGTCGTTGAACCGAACGCGCCACAGCACGGCCGTGGGCGCGTCTGGGCCCAGGTACGCACCGTCGCACGGCACCGCGGGCATGACGTACCCACCGAAAACACTTTGCGCGATCCCGCGCATGTCCATGGAGGGGGGCGTGCCCAGGCGACTAGCCGGCCCCAGTACCATGTGCCAGCCTAGATCCGCGTCGAACTCGCGCAGGGCCAGCGGCGCGCCGACGCTGCCAAGCGGCACGTGGGCGAGGTCGTTGTGCGGCATGCGCAGATCTTGGGACATGTCGGGGAGCGCCACGCCCGCGAGCCACGCCCATGACTCGTACCACTCGCGCATGCTCCAGTCGGCCACGTCGATCACCCAGGGCTCCAGCTGCTCCAGTTCCAGATCGGGGAACCACAGCTCCTGGGTGGGCCAGGACAGCGGCGCCGCCGGCTGCCACTGGGTGGCGCCCGGGATCAGCGAGGCCATGAGCGCCACGTAGTCCTCTTCCCCGGGGTCGTGCGCCCACAGGTCCGCCGGCTGGATCAGGTCGGTGACCCAATCGCCCGAGGGGCCGATCGACGGGTCCCAGTGCTGGAGGGTCAGATCCCAGCCACCGGGAGCACCGGACGAAACGATCCGCACACGGCCGTCGCTTGCCGGCCACGGCGTCACCACCTCGGCGACTGCGGCCGGCGCTTCTGGCACGTCCAGATAGCCCGCGCGATATTCCCAGGCGACGTCGCCGCGGCGCTTGCCGTGGCACACGCTCACGAGGTGGCGGGCCGCCATGTCCGGCCCGGCCTGGAACGAGGTCAGGGCGAGGCCGGACCACGCGCCGCGCAGGTCCCCAGGGTTGCGCGCCTGCGCGTCGGCCCAGCTCGCGGAGATCACGGTGTTGAGCAGTCCGGCGTACCTGCTGCCGACCCAGCCGCGGATCCCCAGGCGATACCCCAGCGAGATCCACGGCCACGAGTTGCCGTAGAACAGATCGCACATGTCGAACGGCCGCGGCTCGCGGTTCGCCGGGTCGGTGCCCAGGAACGCCAGCTCCTTGGGCATGTACTGGTAGCCGCGCACGCGCAGGCCGCCACCGCCGGCGGGGGCGCGAACGTCGTTCTCGTACCCTACGATAAAATCAGTGAAAGCGAACGGAACGATCCAGGGTGCCACGAGCGCGGCCCACGTCTCGCGGTCGGCCTCGGTGCTGGAGACCACGAGCGGACCGGCGCCGGGCAGCACGTGCAGATCGGCGTTCGCCCCTGGGTTCCACAGAATGTACGGCCGTGCAGCCACTCGGCCTCCTCAAATGGCGCTGCCGGTGTCGCCATCGATCAGGGAAACAGTGCCCCGCCGCGGGAACAGGTGGAGCGCGAGCCCCACGTCGTCGCGGGCGCCGTTCAGCAGGAACGTGCCGCCCTCCACCTTGCGCACGCCCGTGGTGTCCTTCACCACGTCGAACACGTCGGACCACGGGATCTCGCCCGCCGGCACGTCCTCGGCGTCGCGGTAGTAGAACCCGAAATCCACGTTCGGATTCTCTTCGCCGTTCGCCAGCATGGCGCTGAAGTAGTCGTCCAGGTTCGCCCGGATCGCCGCGGCCACGGTGCTGGGCACGGTGTTGGGCCGCAGGTAGACCTTCGCCGAGACGTTCACGTCCAGGAACACGGCGGCCAGGACCTCCAGCTGGAACGTGATCGTTCTGGGGTAGGTCGTGGTCACCATGGTTTCGACGGCGGTCAGCATGGTGCTGGGCGCCGTCCCGCCGGTGACCGGCAGCACGTAGAGCCGGCCGTGGTTCTCGGGGATCCCCGGCTGGTCGTCGCTGGTCAGCATGAGGGCGCGCCCGACGCCGGGCACCCGCTTGGCGTTGATCTCGTAATCCTCGCGGCACACCGTGCGCGTGAGCACGCGCGTGGAGGCGGGGGCGTTCACGCGCGCCGCGGCCACCTCCTCGCGGGGGTATCCGCCCTCGGCGCGCAGCACGTTGGTGATCTCCAGCTGCGCCTCGTGCCCCAGCGGGTCCACCCACTTGGGCTCGGACTTGTTCAGGCCGCCGGCCTCCACGTTCCCGAGGATCCCGCCGCCGGTTCGGTATCGCGTGTTGATCGTGCCGACCGGCCGCGCGCCGTTGCGCCCGTCGCCGAAGATGATCGACCCCTTGTCGTTCTGGTCAACGGCCACGCGGTAGACCAGGTCCGCGGGACCGAGACCCCAGAACGAGGCCACCCGCGTGAAGGCCCCCTGCCCGGTCGTCCACACCTGCTCGCTGCCGTCGTCCAGGAACGGACCCAACGGCAGGACCACCTCCTGATCGGCGCGGCCCGAGGCGGCGACGGCGTACACCGCCGCGGTGAGGGCGTGGATCCAGGGGAACACCTTTTCGGTCTCGCCCAGGGTGCGGTCGAAAAAGATCGACCCGATCGACAGTTCGATCTCGCCCTTCACCGGGGAGGTCAGAGCCGATGTGCGCAGAATGACGGTGGACACGCCCGAGGGCGCCACGATCCCGGTCAGGGCCGTGGGGTTCAGCAGGCGGATCCGCACGTCCGCGCGGGCGGGCGTCGCGGGGGCCAGCGTGTAGTTCAGCAGCTTGGCCAGCGCGATCATGTTCTTGCGCATCTGCACCCAGGCGAGCCGGGTTTCGAGGGCCTGCTGGTCCTGATAGAAGTGCAGCACGTCGCCGGTGAAACAGTGCAGCTCGACCAGCAGGTTGCCGAAATTCGCCACGGCGTCGTCGGTCCAGTCGGGGAACACCGAGGACACCAGATCGAACGCGCGGGCGCGCAGCCCGTCGAAATCCTTGTCGCTGTAGTCTATGGACGGGGGCAGCAGGGCCACCATGGGCTACTCCTTTACCTTCAGGGTCACCGAATCGGCCGGCGCTCCTGGTGTCCTCGCGGGGCGGTACGTCGCGTGCACCGAGAGCGCCGTGTCGGCCAGCGTTCCGGGTGTCACCCTCGTGGGTCCCACCACCACGCGCGGCTCCCACTTGCGGATCGGGCCGGCGACCTCCATGTCCGCGGTGGCGCGTGTCATCTCGGTGTGGATCCCGCGATGCTTCAGGAGCAGCACGCGGCTGCCCAGGTCGGTGCGCCACGGGACCTCGCCCGGCTCGGCCCGGCTCGGCCCGATGATCCCCAGCAGCTCGCCGACGTCCGATCGCAGCAACGGCAGGCCGTCGCCGTTGACGAAATCGCCCTTCCCGTCGCGTTGGAACGGGACAAGAATGCCGCGCCCGTATGGATCCACGTTCGCCATGGCCTATCCTAACACCTCTGATCACCGAGGGCTAGGGTCAGCACGTAGTCCGGGTCGGGTATCGCCTCGGCGATCTCGTCCAGGACCGTGGCCAGCGCGGTGAGCAGTTCGATCACGGCGTCGAATCCGTCGGCCAGGTTGTCCGACATGAGGGACCCGAAACACGGCAGCTCCTCCCCGCCGATCATGGCGATGAAAATATTGATCAGCAGGACGATCCGGCCGATCCCCTTCAGTGCCTCGGCGGTGCTCATGGTCTGCTGCTCGATCGTGTTCTGCGCGCAGGACAGGAACCCGGTGAGCTTCACGTCGTTGAGTTGCGCGGCGCGGTCGATCATGTCGGCGATCCGCTGGAGCTGGCTTTGCAGGTAGCGCAGGTCCGCGGCGATCGCGCGCAGCAGCTTGGCGAGGTTTCGGATCACCGCGCGGATCAGCTTGGGGATCGACAACTGCGGGATCATCGAGAGCAGCTTGTCGATCAGCTTGGCGAGGTCGGGAATGCACTGGAACAGCTCGGACGGGTCCAGGTTCGTGATCGCGTCCGGCACCGCCTTGACGCATCGGAAGATCGCGAGCGCCGTGTCCAGGACGTCGAACAAGGGCTTCAGCGGGGCGAGCGCCGGCCCGATCTGCCCGAAGAAATCCATGGGCAGGTCGGCGAGGTGCGGGATCTGATTCACCGCCCCCCACACGTGGGACAGGCAGAACCCGCCGGGGAAACAGATGTCGTCCAGGCCCTCGATCGACTCGATCACCGCGCACAGTTCGGCGGGCGGCCAGCCTAGGGCGTTCCAGTCGGTGGCCATTAGTTGATCGCCTTCCCGTTCGGCATGACCTTGCGCCCCTTGATCTGAATGTCGCCCGCGCAATCGATGTCCACGACCCCGCCGGCGGACAGCCCCAGGGCGTTGGTGGCGTAGATCCGGGCGCTGTTGTCGGGCCCGTTGATCTCCAGCGCGACGATCACCTCCTCCACGCCGTCCACTTCTTTGACCAGCGCCAGCCGGAACACCTCGGCGCCTGCGCGCGTGTCCGCCACGACCCGGAACGGACCGCGGCCCCAGACCGACACCGCGGGGTCCACGGCCTCGGGGAACTCCTCGGCCGTTTCACCCTCGCCGGCGTGATCCCCGTAGTCCCAGACGGGCTGCGACGGGTCGCCCATGACGAACTGGATCCACACGCTCGCGCCTTTGGGCGGCATGTCGGTGGCTCCCCAGCGGCGGGCGCCCCCCGTGCGGTTGCGCGCCCACGGGGTCTCGTCCATGACCCCGGGGATCTGCGCGCGGATCTGCCCGGGGTGCTCGGGGTTCCAGTTCTCGGTCACGATCCCGGGGTACAGGAACGGGAACCGGGCGCCGCTCATGTCGTCGCCACCAAACCCGCTCCCGCCCTGTCCGAATCCGGTCACGTTCGCCCCCTATCCAAACAGCCACTGCGTGCAGGCGTGGATACAGGGCACCCACTCGGTGCACGGAAGATCGCCGGCCTCGGACTCCAGGACGCAATCGAACCAGACGCACGCCACGGCCTCCTCCTGGGCCTCGTTCATCTCGGTGGCCAGTGACGCCTCGCACCCATCGAAACAGGCATCCCAGCCCGAATAGGTGGACGACATGGCGCCGCACACGGCCTCCGCGTCGCACGCCCGGGCGCAGTCGAACACCCAGTCGGTGTCGGTGTCGGTGTCGGTGTCGGTGTCGGTGTCGGGCTCGGTGTCCGTGTCGGTGTCGGCGTCGGTGTCCGTGTCGCCGTCGCCGTCGGGTTCGGCGTACAGATCCACCGCGGCGCTTTCCGCGCAGCTCGGGAGCAGAACCAGCAGGACCAGCAGGATCGTGATCGTTCTCATGGCCTTTACCTCCTGGGGCTATTGCCCCGAGTCGGGCTCGGCGCTCGCTGCGCCCAGCTCGTACAGAATCTGGGGATCGTCATACTCGGCCAGCTCCTCGGGGGTCAACTGGCTGATCCCTCCCACGGCCTCCCCGCCTGAGTCCACGAACGCCCAGGCCGCCACCACGTTGCCGTTCGGATCTGTCGTGGTGGTCAGCTTGCGGGACAGCTCGCCCGAGGGCTTGGCCGTCACGTCGTCCGCCTTGGGGTTCGACTTGGGGACGCTCACTTTCTTGGCTGCCGGCGCCCGGCGCATGCTGTCCTTTTCACAGTCGTAGGCCTGCACGAACCTGCCGGCCTCGATCGTGTCCCTGGACTCGGTGACGTAGTACAGGCCGTCGGCGCTTTCGCTCATGCCGTAGCAGCCGATCGTGCACTTCGCGCCCACGCGCGAATCCCCGATCACGCTCGGGAGCTTCATCTTGTACCGCCCCTTGACCCGGGCGTAGTAGTGCGCCCAGGCGAGGCGCTGCGCTTGCTCCTGGTTCATGAACGACGCCGGGCGCACGTCCACGCGGGCGAGGCGTCCACCTCGGAGCCCGCTGTCGCTGTCGGGGTCGCCCACCAGGTCCTCCCGTCCGAGGGCTGCCACGAGGTCGTTGTTCTGCGGACCGGCGGTTGCCTCGATCAGTTCCTTGGTCACCGGGTGACGCGCCACAACGCGCACTTTGCCGGTGGGCTTGGACATGTCGATCTCGAACTGCGGCGGCTCCAGGATGCTGCCGCGCTCGGCGTCGGTTCTGTACTGGAGGATCCGCACCGGCTCGCGGTCGGTCTGCCGGCGCGCCCAGTGCAGGCCCGTGGCGTCAATGTAGAACTCCCGGCCGTTCTGTCGCGCCAGCTTGGCGAGGAAACGGGCGTCGGTCTGGTACGCCTGCACGAACGTGCCGCGCTCGCTCGTGTCGTCCAGGGCCAGGTACGTGCCGGTGTAGCCGTAGGCGCTGGCGATCTCGCGCACCACCTCGGACGCTGTGGCGTTCTCCCACCGGCCCGATCGCTTCTCTTTGTCCAGCAGCTGGAGCATGCAGTGGCCCTTCACCACGAACGGATCGCCGGCTTGCACCGAGGTGATCACCATGCGCCGAGGCGGGCACAACTGCCCAGGCCACCCCCACGACACCGCGATCTTTTGCCCTGGGGCGAACACGGGGGCGTCCAGCATTTTCAGATCCGAATTCTGAAACGTGAGCACCACCTCGTCCTTCTTGCGCTCGGAGTCGCTGAACTCGAACCGCAGCAGCCGCTGGCTTAGGTATTCCCACGTGGTCCACCAGTCGCCCAGCCAGGAGTCGTCCCCGCTGTCGTAGTCCAGGAGCTGGAACACCACGCTCGCGCTGCCGAACGGCACGGCGGCCCCCTAGTGGTAGCGCCGGCGCTCGGGGCTGAACACCCGGAGCCGGACTAGCCGGGCCGACGGGATCACCACGGTGGTGCCGGCGACCAGGGCGAGGGTGGGGTCGATCACCGGCGTGGGCTGGAACTCGCACAGCAGCCACCACAGGCCGCACGCCCTGGAGAACCCGGGGAAATATCGGTGCGCCAACCCCCACCAGGTATCGGCAGCTCGGGCCACGTGGATCACGTTGTCGGGTTCGTCCACGTAGCGGAACGGCTCGCGCTCGTCCAGATACTGCCGGCCGGCGGCGTCGGTCAGGACGGTGCAGAAACGGTAGCGGGACTCGGGAAACATGTGCGCCATGTCACAGCCCCCACGTGCGGAACATCCCGTTCGTGAGATGGTCCTGCATGGTGATCCGCCCCATCGGCGCCTCCTCGAACGAGACCGACGCGGCCCACGCGCGCAGGCGCCCCTCGGCGTCGCAATCCTCGAACGTGAAATCCACCGAGATCAGGCGCACCCGCAAAGTCAAGAGACCGGGGAGGCACAAGATCCCGGCAGGCGCGGCCGCCTCGATCGCGCCGCTCGGCCCGGCGCCCGGGTAGGCCATGGCCTCCAGGAACCGCCGGTCGTCCTCCATCATGCTTGCGATCGTGGCCATGTCGCTGCTGCTGCCCTCGCCGGTTCCACGAGCTGCGCCCGCGATCGTTTCCTTCAGGATGGTGAGGGCGTTCTGCTTGATCTCCAGATCGATCGGCACGTTGTCGGTGCTGGTGTAGCTGGCGTAGCCGTGCGACATGCCCAGCGGCGTGGACTTTTCCCAGTTGACGCGCAGGGCCTCGCGCACGGGCGCGGGCCTGAACCAGAAATCCATGGTGTCCCGGAAGTCGCCGGGCGGCGAGTCGTACAGCAGCAGGTTGCGCAGGTAGCCCTTGGCCTCTTTCTTGGTCCCCTGCGCAGCGAGCGATCCGAGATTGCTACCCTTGGGCTTGCGTTCCGGGGCCTCGTTCTTGGCGTCGTACTTTTGCCCCACGGTTGCCTCCTCAGATCAGGGCGTCGCCCTCGTCCAGCGACCGCGTGCCCTTGGCCGTCCCACTGTCGCCCACGGCGGTGGCGATCTTCTCGCGGTCCACGTACAGGTTGACGGGCCGACCACCCAGATCCTTGATCACCTTGGACATGTTGTCGAACACCTTGAGCCACTGCGCCTGGGTGCCCGCGTCCAGATTCCCGAAGGCCGTCTGGGCGCCGATCGGCCGCGCGCCGGCGGCCCACTCGCCGGCAGTCGTCCCCATGTACGTGGAGATCTTCTCCTGCTCGGCCATGAGCCCCTTGGCCTGCTCCAGGTCTCGGTCTTTGTAGTAGGCCTTCCGCTCCTCGGGAGTCATTCCGGCCGTGGTGTCGGCGCCGAACAGATCGCGGGCGTAGTTGCCGGCCTCGGTCTCGGTGGCGGTGAAGTTGCGCCCGTTCGCCTGATCCCGCATACCCTGCATGCCCAGCTGGATCTGGTCCTTGTCGCCCGAGATCAGGCCGGCGGCCACGTTGTAGGCGTTGCCCACGCCGGTGGCCACGTTGCCCACCAGCTCGCCGAGGAACGCCCCGACCACGCGCAGCGTGTGCCACACGAAATCGAGCACCCAGCCGATCACGCTCAACACGTCGGCGACCCTTTCGATCGCGCTGGCCAGCGTGTTGAACGCACCGACGGCGCCGTCGATCCAGCCGGCGATGTCCTCGCCTGTCACGTTGGACAGGCGCTCCACCACGACCCCGATCACGTCGGCCAACTCGCTCAACACGGTGAGCGCCGTTTCGCCGAACGAGGCTAGGCGCCGGCCGGCTGTGGCGCCGGCGGCTCCCCACTTCGCCAGCTCCTCGGGCGTGTTCTGCCCCTCGCCGGTGAACACCGAAAAAATCGACTTGAACTTCTCGATCACCATGCGGGCCTGCGGGCCCAGCATCGTGATCCCTTCGTCGAACCCCTTTTTCAGACCGACCCAGAACGATTTCATGCGCTCCAGGAACCGCTCGAACCCGTGGACGAAACCGAGGACCCCCTGGTTCTGGGTCTTGCGCAGCTCGCGGCTGGTGGCCGCCGAGAGCTTGCCGTTGCTGATTATCTCCACGACCGACTTCCAGCCCAGCTTGATCTTGCCCACCATGTCGCGCCAGCTGTCGCCCACCCCGGTGGCGTTCTTGTTCACCGACCGGTACAGGGCATAGAACCCGATCGCCAGACCGCCCAGCAGGATGGTCAGGCCACCGAGGACGATCGCGGCCTTGACAGCCGAAAAGACGAGCCCGCCGAGGGTGACGCCAAAGAGCTTCATGGCCCCCATCGCCATCCCCACGTACCCCATGGCCTTCATGACCTTGCCGAACGCCAGCGAGAATCCCAGCATGGCGCGCTGCGCAGTTGGCGGGATCGCATTCATGAGACCGGAGGCCGCGTTCGCGGCGGCGGTCGCGCCTTCCTTGAACGGCCTGAGAATCGACTGGGACACCGGCCCGATCGTCTTGCGCAGGCGATCCATGGCGTTGTTCATGCGGTCGGTGGCGCCCTTGTAGTCGCTCGTGATCGCCTTGGCCATGCCCTCGGACACGCCGGTCGTGTTCTGCATTTCGGCGCCGAGGACGGCCGCCGCCTCGGCCCCGTATCGCATGGTCCCGGTGGCGTCCTTGACGCCACTGTTCAGGGTTTCCATGATCACGTTCAGACCGCCCGCCGATCGTCGATTGAAGATCCCGGCCAGCGCGGACGCCTTCTGCTCCTCGGTCCAGTTGGCGGTCTTGCCGGACAGGTCGCCGAGGATCGAGATCAGCGGCCTGAACTTTCCGGCGTCGTCGGTGACCTGCACGCCGATGCGCCCCAGCTCCTGCCGGACCTTGGGATCCGAAAGCTGGTTCATGGCCAGGTTCGCGGCCATCGCAGCCTTCTGCACGTTCGGAAATTTCTGCTTGATCAGGCCGACGGCGACCAGCGTGTCGTCGAAGCTGGCGTTGAGTAGAGCGGCGCCGCTGCTCGTGCCGGCGAGCACCGTTTGCATTTCCCCACCGAGGACCCCGAACCGGCCCATCCCGAAGGCCAGCTTGTCGGCGGTCTCGGTCGCCTTGTCCCCCGAGATGCTGAACTGGTCCATGACGTCGGCCAGCATACTGGCGGCGTCGGCGTTCCCGATGTTCGCCACGCGGGCCAGGTTCATCGTGGGCTTCAGTCGGTCGAACGCCGTCTGCGCGTTGCCCGTCTCCTCGGTCATCCGTGACCAGGCCTCGGCCGCGTTGTCCAGGTTCTTGCCGGCGAACCCCTCGCCCATGAGCTGGGATCGCAGCCCGGCCATGGCCTCGGCGGTAATGTTCCCGCGTGTCTGAATAAAACTAAGCTGCCGATCGAAGGCCGCGGTGTTCTCGGCGGCGTCGGTGACCAGGGCCGACATGCCGTCGCCGACCTTGGCCAGCTTCATGCCGATCGCGCCGATGCTCGGGCCGCCGGCGGCGTTCAGCGCCTTGAACGACTTTCCGAGGCCGCCCAGCATGGAGCCCATGGAGGTGCCGACGCGCCCGATCACTGCCGATGCCGCGTCCTTTGCGGTGATTACGAACCCGGCCCCCATGGCGTTCATGCTCATGAAATCAATCCTACGCTATCCAGGCGCCCCCTGGCCACGTTTTCCGGCTAGGCCCTTGACCTCGTTCCCCCTGCGCTCGGTCGCCCACTCGTAAAGCTCCAGGGCCTCCCCGAGGGTTAGCTCCCCGGTCTCGGTCCAGGACATGCCCAGGCCGCCCCCCAGGGTGGGAATCCAGCACAGCGAGGCCCGCAGGTCCCGCAGGGTGTCGCTGTCCAGGTTGCCGATCACCCAAGGCTGCTGTCCTCCTCGGCGTTCGCCTCGCTGTCCGGGTCGTCCTTGGTTCTCCCCTTCGCCTTCCTCGCCGCGGTCCCAGGCAGGAGCAAACGGTCGAAAGGGAGTTCCGCCGCCGCCTCGGCGCCGCACTTCGGGCACTCGGTGCGGATCGTGGTGTCCACCCCGCATTCGGCGGCATCGAACGCGGCGCGCAGCTCCTCGGCGTCGTCGCTCCCGAGGCCCGGCCAGTTGCCCTTGGGGCTTTCGCCGTCCAGCCAGTCGAGGATGTCCCGCTTCTCCACGCCCTCCACGCTCACGATCTGGGATCGCAGGTTGATCGACATTTCCCGCCCGGGGTGCTGCACGGTCATGCGCTCGATCAGATCCTCGGTGCCACCGGTCGCGAGGTTGAAGAACACCTTGCGATCGTCGATCGTGGTCTCGAAGGGCTGCCCGCTGCGCACGCGCTCGCGCGCATCCTCGGACAGCGGGATCATGGGCAGGTCCTTGCGGATCTGGACCTTCTCCTCCCACCGGTTGGCGCACTGGCGCTGCCGGCAGGTGAACCACATGTCGAACGTGTCGCCCTCTTTGTAGGACAGGGCGCGCAGCTCCAGGAGCGCCCACCAGAAATCGCCGCGCAGCATCTTGTCCCAGTCGGGGCGACCCTCGGCCAGCAGGAACGGATAGACACCGGGATCGACCACCCGCAGGGTGCAGCGGTTCAGCACCTCCACGAGCCCGTTCGGGGCGCCTTTCTTGTGCCGCTTGTTCGTCTGGGCCAGTCGGTTCTCGTCGGCGATCGAAACGGACCGCAGTTCCACCACGGCACTGGACGGCAGGATCACGGAATCGGTGCGCATGTTGCCTCCTTGCCCCACGCTGGGGGCCTGTTCCTTTACCTAGTGGCCGGCGCCGCAGGAGCCCAGGCGCCGAGGAGGCGGGGGCAGCCGGCGGCGGCGGCCGGCCCGAACACGGATCACGCGGGGACGCGCTCCCAGTATTCGGGCTGAATGATCACGGACTCGACCCGGTTCTCGTCCGCGTCGTTGTCCCAGTCTCCCGCGGCGTAGCGGCGGCAGTAGGCGTTGAAAACGGTATACCGCTCCAGCTCGCTGCCGTCCCTGTCCAGCTGCACGATATCGAACGTGCGGTACAGATCCGGCGTGTTCATCCCCGTGCCGCTGGCCGCGTCGTAGGTGTCGCGGATCCAGTTGTACAGGTCGAAATCGTCGGTCACCCCGCGCTCCATCGTGATCTCCGGGAACTTGACCGTCCCCGGGCTGTTGTGCGGGTGCAGGCGCCCGCCCTCGCGCAGCTCCACGTTGGCGATCTCGATCGCCAGCTCGCTGCACTTGGTGAACGCCGCACGGGCGATCCCGTCGATCTCGATCACGAACTTGAATTTCGTGTACCAGTTGGTGGGCGTGCCCATGTCCTCGATCCTCCTATCGGCTGGCGGTCAGGCCGCCACCTGTTCGACCTCGTGCCCTCGGCCGTGGCTTACGCGGCGGCCAGCGACTCCTCCAGCCCGCGCGTGTCCTGGGTGACCAGGATCACGATGAACTCGGCCGGCTTGTTCGTGGCCAAGCCGATCCTGACCGTGAGCACGCCAGCGAACACCGCGCTCGTCGGGTTGAGCTGGTCCGACACGTCCACGAAGAACGCCTCGGTCGGGTTGGTGGACCGGAAGGCCCCCTTCCCCATCTCGCGGATCAGGAACGCCCGGATCATGCGCTCGGCCCGCTTCCGGTTCTCCCGGTTGTTGAAGCGGTGCTTGAAGTAGACCATGGCCGAGGCCACGGCCTGCTCGATGAAAATCACGCCCCGGCGCTCGCCGATGTTCGGGAAGTTGCCCGTCGACTTCAGGGTGCGCCCGCCGTCGATATGCCAGCCGGTGCCGGGCAGCCGCGTGATCGGGTTGATCCGCTTGGGGTAGATCAGGTCGCGGGTGCTTTCCTTCTCCACCGGGTGCATGGAGCTGCCGCCCGGGTCGTCCTCCACGCCCATGAGGCCGCGGATCACGCCGAACGATCCGCCGACGCCGGCGGGGGACTCGTACACCCCGCCCAGCTTCTGGTCGTTCGCGGCGTACTTGCCGGCGATCCAGCCCGAGGGCGCGATCGTGATCGTGTCGCCCGTGCCGTACACCGACGGCTGCGGGTTCGACACCTTGATCCGCGGCCAGTAGATCGCGGCGAACTCGCTGGACTCCAGCAGGCTGGCGGTGGTCTCCACGTAGGTGACCATCTGCGCCGCCGTGTACTGGGCCGGGGGATCCAGAACGCAGAACATGGAGCCGTTCCGGTGCGTCTCGGCGTAGGTGATCATCCCCGCGTGCACGGCCGGCGTGGCGCGCCCCGGGACGATCAGGATCCGGCCGGTGTGCACCGTGTCGAACACGTACAGGCCGGTCGGCCCGACCTCGTTCCCGAGGTAGTCCGAATCGGCCAGCGCGACCATGCCGTCCCCGCCGCCCGCCAGCGCGGTGCTGGTCCCGTTCGCCGGGCGCTTCAGGACGGCGCTGTACGCCAGCAGCTGGTCGGTGACGTGCACCAGGTCGCTGCCGTAGGTGAGGTGGTTCACGCGGGTTTCCACCCAGTCGGCCGACGTCGCGTCCATCGTGACGTTCGGGAACGTCTCGCGGACCGCGCCGTTGACCAGCACCTTGAAGTTGAACGAGGCGGCGGCGCCGTTCGTCGCGGCCTCCACCTTGGTGGTGATCGCGTCGGTGTAGCTGCCCGGGGTCTTGCCCTCCACGAGGAGCGTGTCCTCGGGCGTGGCCGCGGCGCCGACGTGCGGATCGTGGTCCAGGCCGAAGTCGATCGTGCTCGTGCCCGCCACCTGGATCGACGCGCCGGCGCCGGTCGCGATGGTGTGGATCCGGGTGATCGTGTTGCCCGAGATCTCCACGTCCACCGCACCGACGAGCCCGGCCTCGGCCTCGATCACGGCCTCCACCTCCAGCGCCGTGACCGCGCTGTTGTCGTCCACGTTTCCCGTGGACGGGGTGACAGCGCCGAACGTCAGGTCGGTGGCCGTGCCGGCGCCCACCGCGATCGTGGCGCCCAGGCCCTTGCGGTCCGTGACGATCTTCGCATGGCCGGCGGCCTCCACGACCGAGACGCCGACGAGCTGGCCGTTCAGCTGGCTGATCACGTCGGCCACCGTGTAGGCGCCCAGCGCGCCGGACCCGGACCCGGAAAACACCACGGTCTGGATCTCGCCGTTGATCCCGAAGATCTTGGTGAGGCCGTCCAGATCCGCAATGTCGTAGGTGGCCGAGTCGGTGACGTCGGCCGCGGTCATGTGGAACGCGGCGGCGACGGCGCCGGCCCCGATGTTGATGTCGATGTGCATGCCGTCGGTCATCGCCCACGGCCCCGCGGTGCCCGGGCCGACCTGCGCCGGCGTGGCGCCGGTGCTGCTCGTCTGGAGCATCTTCGATCCCACGGTCGCGGTGTAGCTCGCCGGGTTGGTCAGGTCGGTGAAGTGACAGGTCCGGCCGATCCAGGCGAACGACCCGCCCTGGTAGAAGAACCCGTACACCGCCACGGCGAGATCCGACCAGGTGGTGAATCCGCCGAACGTGCGCACGTATTCGTCCCACGCCGTGGTCAGCGTGCGGTCGGCTATCGGTCCGCGCTCGGCCAGGCCGAGGGCCAACAGCACGGCGCTGGGGAGCGCCGGGACCGACGGGATCGCCGGCTCCTCCTCCAGGATCACGATTTTGCTTGCAAGTAGCTCGGTGCTCGCCATGGGCTCCTCCGTTCAGGCCGCCGCGCCGGCGGTCGGTGTTCCTACTTTCGGTCCGTCCGTTTTCCTGCGCTGTGCCTGGTCTCTACCTTGGGCGCCGGCTTCGGCCCCCCCGCGGTGGCCCTTCTCGGCGGCGTCGAAATGCGCACCTCGATGGACCTGAGCCGCTTGGCGATCTGGACGTCCGGCGCCTCCAGGACCTCGCCGGGCAGGTCGGACAGCTCGGCGGGGCTGGGCGGCAGCAGGAGGCTGGAGGGAACCCCCGTGGCCTTGTTGCACAGGCAGCGGCCCAGGCGGACGCACACCACGGCGTGCGGCAGCACGAACGAAAGCACGCGGCCGGTGCGGTTTTTCAAGGTGACGGTCGGTTCCATGGGCTTGCCTCCTGCTATGGTCCGGTCTGGGTTTCTTGTCCGATCGTCTCGGTCTCCCAACCGTACTGCACGAGTGTATCAAAGTCGCCCGCGAGTTGCACCCCCTTTATCAAAAGCCCGCAACTGATCAGCCGCAGATCGTCGGGGTGCGGTGCCGTTCCCACCTCGGGGAACCTGTCCCAGGGCATGGTGAACGGGTGCCGGTGCAGCGGGCTGGCTGGGTCGTTCGGGTCCTCCCGCACGTCCACCGTGGTGATCTCGCGGAACATCTCGGCGATCGCCGCGGCCATGGCGAGCGCCGGCCGCGTCCCGCTGATCCAGGCGTTCACGTCGAACCCCAGATCGACGGTCACGGGGACGGGTGCGCGCCCCCACACGCGAGGGTCGGTCGGGTCCCTCGCCTCGTCCTCGCGGTTCACGGTGCTGAACCTGTTGATCGGCATGCGGGGCCCGACCAGGTACACCACTGGGGCCTCGGCTTTCGCTCGCGCCACGTGCGCCGGGTCGTCGCTGTAGTCGCGGCCAGACACGACCACGGTGTTCTCCAGCACGTGGATCCTGAACAGGTTGATCAGCGACTCCACCACGCGGGTGAGGTGCCCTGAACCGTCCAGCGCCGGGCGTCGGTACGTGTACGCCCGCAGGACCGTGACGTGCTCGTGGAAGATCTCGGCGCCCATGTCGTCCAGGTTCGCCACGCGCACGGTGGCCTGCCGCGGCAGCGCGATCGCGGGGTCGGTCCAAGTCGGGACGGTGGCGAGGATCAGCGAGCTGGTGGCGGCAGCCGCCCACGGTGCGCGCACGCCGTCGAACGTCACCTTGACGGTCACGGGCTCGGCGCCGCCCAGGTAGCCGATCGGAGGTGGGGCGCCCGGGAGCCGGAAGTTGGACCCGGTGATCTGCACGACGTTGCGCCCTCGGGTGAGGCCGCCGTTCGGTGTGATCGCTGTGAACGTCGGGATCGCCATTACTTCTTACCCTTGCCCTTGCTCCTGCTCCCGCCGCCCTTCCCCTTGCTCTTGGTGATCCCCGTCATCTTGCCGATCGCGTTGAACCCCTTGCCGGCGAACTTGAAGACCTTTTTGATCGGCTTCTGGAACTTGCCGAACCCCATCTGCCGCGCGATTTCCTTCAGGGCTCGCCCCTCGGCGCCGCTTTTCCAGGCAGCGAACGAGGGCCGCATGAACGGCCGCTCGGGCACGCCGGGATGCTTCAGGATGAACGTGCGCGGGGACAGGTTGTGCGCGAAGACCCCGCGGTTGAACATGGCCCGCCACCAGGCGCGCAGCTTGTTCGACACCGGGATCATGAAGGGGCGCGTGCCGAACTCGTGGATCTCGGCGATGTTCACCAGGTCCTTGCCGTCCTTGGACCGCTTGCCGCGGTTGATCCCCACGAACACGGCGATCTCGGCGGACAGCGGCAGCGGCGTGACGTTGATCGACCCGATGAGGTCGCCCTTGTCGATCAGCGCCTTGCTGCTCTTTTTCATTTTCTTGGTGCTCGCGGCCAGCGGCTTGAACGCCTTGCCGCCTGGGGCCTGCCCGCGGATCCCCAACTTCATGAGGCGGGCGAGCGCCTGGCCCTCCCGCAGGATGGTGCGGCGGATCGCCGGCGGCGTGTTCTTTTTCCACGCTGCCATGGTCCCGGTGACCGCGTCGTGGATCTCCAGTTCCCAGGCGATCACGCTGCGCCCCCTTCCCCGTCGGTGCGGCCGACGGCGCAGTGGAGGATCAGCAGGTTGGTGCGAGGCACACCGAACGCGGCGAGGCCGTGCCCCGCGCGCTCCAGGTTGCGCACCCACAGCCCAGGAGGATCCGGGAACGTCGCCTCGATGGCGCCGGCGATCGTCTCGATCGCGCCCACGCGGTCGCCCGGGGCGAGCAGCGGGTTGCCGTCGGCGCCGATCAGTCCTGCCGCCTCCAGCTCGGGCCAGAACGTCACGAGCTGGAGCTGGTGCTCGGGCTGGTATCCGGCGCGGATCAGGCTCGCCCCGTCAAACTGGGTGCGGTCGATCTGGCACCGCAGGCGGATCGGCAGCTTCTCGCGCCTGCTCGGCGCGCCCATCTGGGTGCCGTTCGGGACTCGGATCGGTTCCCTGAAGGTGTCGCTGTAGCCGCCCCCGGTAACCGCTGCGGTCTTCACCGGGTCCAGCCGGTAGAGCACCACCACGAACCGCTGGATCAGGCGGCCGCGCATCTCAGATCACGCCCATGCGCAGCGGCCTGGGGTAGAGCATGAGCAGGTTGTCCACCTCCAGATCGCCGGTCATGCCGTAGGCGCCGTCCTGCCCTGTGGGCGCGCCCAGGCTGTAGGACTGATCGCGGGTGGACTCGCCCTGGACGCGGCCGGCGAGGTACGACCCGAGGGCGTCCCCGGTGGACTCCAGCCGCATGAAGCGGCGGATCGTGAGCAGGACGCACGCGCGGCGGATCGCCGGCGGCGTGCTGCCGTAGCTGTACGGCACCTGCTCGGAATACTCGCCGGCCATCTCGCCGGGCAGCAGCTCGGTGCAGCCGAACACGCCCAGGATCTCCACGTTGCGGTGTCGCTCCAGGAACTTGCCGGCGCCCCACGCGCGATCGCTGGCGTCGTAGTATTCGGTCACCCAGGCGATCTCCGGTGCTTGTCGGTCGTCCGGGTCCATCTGCCCGCGGGTCAGGTGGCGGTTGGGGATCTCCAGGTCGGTGGCCGGGTCGTCCATGATCGCGTCGTCTATGGTCACCTTCATGGCCGTGCAGATCGCCACGTCGAACCAGAGCCGGTCGTGGCCGCGCCCGCTCACGAGCTGGCGAACGTAGCGCGGTTCGAACCACTGCCCGCAGATGCGATCGATCATCGCGGTGGCCATGTCGATCCCGGCCTGCACTTGGGCGTCTGGCCAGGCGGCGATCGTGAACCCCTCGGCGCGCACGTCGGCGATCGTACAGTAGCCCGCGATCGTCTTGGTGACGCTGGTCAGCGGCGTGGCATGGACCGCACCGTCGCTGGAGCGCCTGAACCGCACGCGGTAGGCGTGGGCGCTCGCCGCGTCGCTGTACACGTAGAGCGTGTGCGAGGTCGGAAGCGGAGGCCGCGTGGTGGCCCTGGACAACTCGGTCCAGGGTCCACCAGTCACGGCCTGCCGCTCCACGATCTGCTCGTCGTATCCGGCCGCGCGCACGGCGACCGGATCGGGGCCCGTTGCTGGGCTGGCCGCCCAGGCTGCATCAAGATCCCAGATCAGCCGAACGCCAGCCATGGACCCCTCCGTTCACCTGGGGATTAGGCCGCCCAGGTGCTCGCGTCCGGGACGCACCCGCGCACGATCACCGCGTTGCTCACGCCGTCGACCCCGCCGTCCGAGGCGCAGGCCGAGAAGTAGACGGTCTCGTCCGCGGCGTTGGTCAACGTGCACGCGAACTGGCCGTTCGCGTCGGTCTTCACGACCGCCCAGCCGGACCCGCTGGCGAGGATCGACCCCTTGGTCGCCGCGCCGAAGGTCACGTTGGCGTTGATGTCGTGCTCGCCGGCGTACTGGGTGTCCTGCCCCAGGATCTTGAACTCGCCGATCCTGGCCGCCGCCGCGCCGCCCGTGGTCTTCAGGTCCGCGGTCAGGGCCGTGGTGGTGCCGCCGCCCGTCGCGTCGGTGCACGTGACCACGATGTCCAGGATGTCCAGGTGCGCGGGTCCGGTGGCCCCCGTCGCGCCCGTCGCGCCCGTCGCGCCCGTCGCGCCCGTGGCACCCGTGGGGCCGGTCGGGCCCGTCGCGCCCGTCGCGCCCGTCGCGCCCGTGGCACCCGTCGCGCCGGTCTGCCCGGTGGCGCCCGTCGCGCCCGTCGCGCCCGTGGCACCCGTCGCGCCCGTCGGGCCGGTCGGGCCCGTCGCGCCGGTGGCACCCGTCGGGCCGGTGGCCCCCGTCGCGCCCGTGGCGCCCGTCGCGCCCGTGGGGCCGGGGGCCGTCGGGCCGGTGGCGCCGGTGGCGCCGGTGGCGCCCGTCGCGCCGGTCGGGCCGGTGGGCCCCGTCGCGCCCGGGATCACGCCGGCCAGGATGTTGCAGTCCTCCTGCAACTCGATCACGAGGTCGGCCAGCTCCCGATCGGAGTCGGGGTCCTCGGTGATATTGCGGCCGCCGCTGAAGTGGTCGGTCGGGATTACGACAATCGGATCGCCCGGAAATGCCATTAGAACCTCCTCGGGGCGTTGCGACCACCCCGCAGGGTGATCAGTCGCCGCCAGTTTTGCAGAGTTTTTTCAAGGACCGGACCGCCGCATCGAACTGCGCGGCCTCGCTGTTGGCGTACTCGATCCGCAGCAGTTCCCAGCGGCCCTCTGGGGCCTCGGCGCTCGGCGGATCCGAAAACGTGAAACGATACTCCAGCGGACCGCGGCCGCCCGACCGGTGCTCCTGCGCCCGGAGAACCCGGAGCCCACGGAGCAGGCAGTAGGCGGCGAACGCCAGATCCCCGGTGTCCCGCGGGCGAGCTGTCGCCCGTCCCGCGGCAGTTGCCTCGGTCATTGCCTGTACCTCGGTGTTGGCGCCCCGTGGGCTGCACTTGGTCCCCTCCTACTTCCCTTTGCCCCTGCGCCCGCTGTTCCCCTGGGGGGCCTGCGCGGCTGCCTGGGCCTTGTCGTCGGCCGGCGTGTCCTCGCCCTCGGTGGCGTCGGGATCGCCGTCCTCGTGGTCGGTGGGGGCCTTGCCCTCGGTGTCCGCCTCGGCCTCGGCGGCCTCGGTCTCGGAGGCTTTCTTGCGCAGCACCTGCCCCAGTGACGGCTTGGCCGCGCCCTTGGGCTTGTCGGCGTCGGTCACCGGCGGGGCCGGCGCCTTCTGCACGTAGGCGTGCACCGCCGGCAGCCCGGAGCGGGCGCGATCTTCCATCTCCCGCTGGACCATGGACTTCAGGGCCTCCATGTCCTTGACGGTGACGATCTGGAACTGGGGGATCTCGGACAGCTCGGCCAACTCGGCCGCGTTATCCACCACGTGCAGCGTGGCCGGCATGTTCGGCGTGCCGGCGGTGTACCTGGAACAGGTAGCGGCGCTCACGTAGGTGGACAACTCGAACCCCTTGCGGGTGTCGGCCGGCCTCAGTCTCACGGCGTTGATCATGGTTCGCTCCTTTACCTTGTGGGACCGCACCGAGGAGCGGCGAACCGCCCCCCGGTGCCTCCCGGTTGTTCGCTCTAGGACGTGAGGACCACCAGCTTCATGGTGGTGCCCTTCATGTCCACGTGGTCGGCGACCTCCACCCCGGTGGTGCGCACGAACATCTTGAGCTTGTCGTTCGCCTTGTCGTACAGCGGGACCCAGATCCCGCAGCCGCCGTCGATCACGGCGTTGATCGTGACCTTCTCGTAGCCGCGGACGTTCTTGTCGTCCGCCGCCGCCGCCGCGTCCTTGATCGCCGTCTTCAGCAGGGTGCTGAAGGTGGGCGTGCCGCCGGCGTGGTAGTCGCTGTCGCCGGGGGCCGAGATCTCGAAATCGATCCCGCCGTCCAGGCGCCGCTCGTTCTCGATCGTGATCGTTCCGAACGCCATGGTTTCATCTCCTCGTGTCGCCCCTCGTGGGGGCGGTTCTTCTCGTCTCACCCGGACGCCAGCACCATGCCGGCGCCGCTCGCCTCGTGTGGCTTACGAGGTCTTCACGTTGGTGATCCGCACCACCGCGTCGCGCTCCTGCCACTTGAACCCGGCGCGCAGGGTCACGACCATGACCCACTCGCCGGTCGTGATGTCCCGGTCGGTCTCGACGCGGACGCGGCGCCAGACGCCCCACACGGCGTTCTTGGGGTCGCAGAGCAGCACGTTCGTGCAGTTGAACCCGCCGCCGAGGTTGTCCGGGAACATGGGGATCGGGAGGATCGGCCGGTTGCCGTAGCGGACCGGCGCGTCCTGCACGATCATCGTGTCGCCCAGGACCGTGGCCCGGTCGGCCAGGTAGTCCCGGTAGTCGTTCTCGGCGCGCTCGCTGGTCAGGAACCGCTGCGCCGCCCGGTTGCGGTTGTACTGGCTGGGCATGCTGTTGATCGCGTTCTTGAGGTGCGTCTTGGACAGCGCGACCGTGCCGGCGTTCACGTCGTGCGCGCTGCCGGTCTTGATCATGCCGTCGAACTGCGCGAGGAACGGATCCGTGCTCGCGGTGTCGCCGTTGATGCACAGCTCGTCCATGTCGAGCGCCACCTGCTCGCTCATCATGCCCATGACCGTGGTCTTGAAGTTGCCGCCCTCGATCTGGTCCTCCAGGACCTCGTCGTTCAGGCGGATCTCGCCCTTCATGAGCCTGGTCTCCAGCGTGGTGTGCGCGGTCACCGGCTTGGCGCGGTCGCCCGGCGGCACCGCGTGGCCGGACGTGCCCGGGCGCAGCACGCGCCCGTTGAGCCCCACCTTGTCGATGATCTTGGTGTGGCTGCGCAGCGGCTGCACCGTGATCATGGGGAGGATCACCGCGGCCTTGATCAGGTTGACCACGAACGCGGTGGCCTGCTCCTCCTGGAGGTAGCCGCCGTCGGCGATCAGGTCGGCGACCTGCATGTCGGCCTTGGACATGAGCGATCGATTGGCTTCCATCGTGTTGATCTCCTCGTTGTGTGCGGGCCTTCTGGCCCGCCCTGTTCACTGTTTCGCCACGGCCGCGGCGAGGTCACCCCCGCCACGCCATGCTCGGGACGCGGCCTCCGTCGGCCCCGTCTGGTTCTTGTTCACGTTCGGGCGCTCGCCCGTGGGCAGCGAGGACGAAAGCCCCACGCCCTTGGCGAGGCGGGCGACCTCGGCCCGCTGTGCGTCCAGCTGGAGGCGCAGTTCGTCGGCCTGGGCCGTTGCGCTCGCCAGCTCGGCGGCGGCCTTGGCCACCACCTGCTGCCCCGTCGCCTCGATCGCGGGGGCCTTGGTCACGGCAGGGGCTGGGGCTGGCGCCGCAGCGGCCACGGGCTGGGGGGTGGCGAGCGCCGCGGACAGCTTGGCGTCCACGAGCATGGCCTCCGCTTTCGCCCCCATGTCGGCGAGCCAGCCGGACAGATCGGATCCGGTGCTCGGGGGCGTCCCACCCTGGCTCGGGGCCGGCGCTTGTGCGCCCTCCCCCGCCTTGTTCAACTCCTCCAGCCGGGCCTTCAGCTCGCCGGGGAGCAGCTGATCGATCGGGTCTTTGGGATCGTAGGTCACGGCGATCCCGGCCGCCAGCGCGGCGGCGACGATCCGGCCGTACACCTTGCCGCGGCTGCCCGCCTGGGTGTACGTGTCGGACGCCTGCTTGAACCTGGACAGGGCGTTGCGGATCCGCTCGGGGTCGGCCTCGTTCGACGTCCCGCCGAGGGGGTACTTCAGGTTGACCGGATCCCCGTACAGGTCCAGCTTCGTGGGCGCGTCGGCCGGCCAGGACAGGGCCGCGTCGGTGCCGCCCAGAGCCTCGATCTCGTATTCCTTGGCGCGGGCCTCCTGCGCGGCTCGCTTCTCCTCGTCCGGCGCCTCGGCGTCGGGCACTGCGCCCAGCTCCTCCTCGTCCGGCTTGGGCGCCTCGTCCTCGGGCTTGGGCTCGCCCGGCTTGGGCTGCTCGTCCTCGGGCTTGGGCGGCGTCGGCGCCTCGGGGGCCGGCTTGGCCGGCGGCGAGGACGAGCCCTCGGGCGGCGTCTCGGCCGGCGCCTTGGGCGGCTCGGGCTTGGGCGCTTCCGGCTCCTCGGGTTCCTCGGGCGCCTCGGTCCCCTCGGGCGTCGGCGGCACCACCGGCTTGGGCGGCTCGGGGAGCGTCGGGTCCAGGAGATCCGGGACCGGGCGATCGCACCCCGGGCAGTTCAGACAGCCCACGGGGAGCGCGGCGCCGCAGTAGGGGCAGAACGCCGGTCGGTCGGTCGGCGACGGGGTCTGTTCCTCGGTGGACTGTTCCGAGGGCGCGCCCGGGTCGCCCGGGGTCATCCCCGCCGGCGTCCCGTCGGCCTTGCGGACCAGCCACTTGCGCTGGCGGTTCGCTCCCGCCGGCACCAGCGACACGAAATCGATCGCCATGTCGGTGAGTTCGAACACGGGGTTCGACCCCGTGGGGGCGTCGGCCTTGGCGCGGCGGCGGCTCATGCGGTGGCCTCCTGTTTCGGGGGCGCGGCCACGGGGGTGCGCACGGCGTCCCCCCCGACCGAATAGGCGCCCAGCTTGCCCGACTTGCACGCCTCCCACAGGGCGTCGTCAACGATGCGCACGCCCAGGAGCCAGGACCCCGCGATCACGTCGTAGGCGTCCGGGCCCTCGCCCAGCTTGAACCCGGCCGGGGCGATGTAGTTCTCCAGGATCCGCACCTTGCCGCGTCCCAGGGCCTCCCAGCTGTGCATGAGGTCCAGCGCGCCGCTGTTCTCCATCCAAGCGTGGCACGCCTTGCGGATCGAGGCGGCGCTGTAGATGTCCCCCTGGGTGTCCGGCTTCAGGACGCAGCCGTTGCCGTCGGTGGGCTCCAGCACCAGGGACAGCACGAACCGCTCCTCGGTCGGGGCGTCGCCGTCCGCCTTGGTGACCTTGGCGGCCACGGGCATGAGCCCGAGACCGCGATCGATCAGCGTGCGGTTGAACTTGTGGATCGCGGCGCCCTTGGCGTCGGCGCTCTTGGCGGCCTGCTCGGCCTCCTGCTGGTTCGTCGGTTCCTTGGCGATCCGGCCGTACACGGCGCGGACGCCCGGGGCCAGCGAGATCATGCGGAACATGTCGAACGCTTCCGGGTCGTACTGGCGAGCGCGGATCGTTCCGGTCTCGGTCTCGTCCAGGCCGTGGTCTCCGAATCCCTCGTGGGTGTTCAGCCAGTCGCGCACCTGCTCGGCGGTGAACTGGTCGCCGTCGAACACGAGGCTCTGGATCGTCCAGCTCCCCACCTCGCCCTCGGGCTTGGGGCCGCCGGCTGGCTTGTCCACGGGGTCGCCCACTTTGTAGGCGCCGGGGTCCTCCTCGGCCGCTGCCGAAATGCGCACCGCGCCTATCCGGCGCACGGCGGTGCCGGCGGTCGGGGCGTCCTTGTGGAGCGTGGCGCCGGCTGCCTTGGCGGCCGCGGCGTACACGGTCTCCAGCAGGGCGGCGTCGTCGCACCCCAGGAACGCGGGGCCCTCGGCCCCCTTGAAGATCCCGATCGCTTCCAACGGCTCCTCCTAGCGCCCGCCCGCCTTGCGCAGCCGGGCGAACTGGGCCTTGGGATCCTGGGTCGGCGGGGACAGGTCGGCCACGTCCATGGACTTGGCCACCTGCTCGCCCTCGGGCGCGGGCGCGGGCGGCGTCGGCGCCGCGGCCGGCGCGGGCGGCGCCTCGGGCGTCACCTCGGCGGCCTTGCGCAGCGCGGGGAGCACGCCGTCGATCGCGGCCTTGATCGTGTCGCACTTGGCCAGCACGGCCATGCTGTCGTCGATGATCGAGCGGAGCGGCCACTGGCCCTCCCACAACCGATCGACGTCGGCCCGCGTGATCGAGCCGTCCGACATGCGGTTGCGGATCTCGTTGTAGCGGGCGAGCAGCGTGTCCAGGGCCTCCAGGCCCATGGATTGGAAGATCGAGCCCGTGGTCTGGGTGCCCGGCGCGGCCTGGGCCGGCGCGGCGGTGGTCGGCGGAGACGGAGCGGGCGGCGTGGTCGGCGGCGCGCCCGTGTCCGGGAACGCCTTGTCGACCGGCGCGGCTGCCGGGGCTGCCGGGGGCGCGGCGACCGGCGGCGCGGCGGCGGTGCCCAGGTCGATCGCCGGGTCCGGCGCGGCGGCGGCCGGCGTCACTGCCGGGGCCACGCGCACGCCCGTGCGGGTCCTGCCGTCGAACGACTTGTCCACGCCCCCCGCCTCCAGGACGGCGACGCGGGCGGCGAGCGCGGCGAGCGGGTCCGCCGGCGCGGCCGGCTCGTCCGCCAGCTCCACGTCCACGGCCACGGTGTCGGTGTCGGCGCTCTTGCCCTGGGCCTTGATCGCCTCCAGGTTGCGCTTCAGGAGCGCCACCGCGTCGGCGCTCGGCGCCTCGGCGGACAGGACGGCCTCCGCGTGCTTGCGGAAATCCGCCAGCGTCATGTTCATGGGAACGACCCGCGAGGCCGGCGCCGGTGCGGTCGCCTCCTCCACGGCCTTGCCGATCCGGGTCAGCTCCTCCCGCTCGGCGGGCGTGATCGTGCCGGCCAGGGCCTTCTCGGTCAGGGCCCGCTGGCGCTTGGTGATCTCGTGCAGTTTCTTCATGCGTCCGCCTCCAGGTTTCGGGCCCCCACGCTGGCCACGTGTAGGCGGCCTTTCGGGGGGGGCTGATACGTGCTGTCCTCGTCCAGGGTCGCGCGCAGCGCCCGCGGCAGCTCGTCCAGGGTGGCAGCGATCGTGTATCCCAGATCGCCCCGCAGTCTCCTGAACCACTGCCCGCAGATTTCTGCCCGCCGTTTCGATTCGGTGTCGGTCTGCACTCGGGCCCTGTAGTCGGGCCCACCTCGCGCCTCGTCCTCGGCGAACGACACCGCCAGCGCCCGCTCGATCCCGCGGCAGCACAGCATGAAATCGGACGGCTTGCGCAGGAGATCAGAGAAGGGGGTCCCCGTCGCCTTCAGGCGGTCGGGAATCATGATCGCGCCGGTGAACGGCGCAGGCTGGGTCGGTCGCCCCATGTATCGCAGCGTACCACGGCGGATAATGCGCCGCAATCCCCTTGTGCTAATCCAGCATGCCGGACGTTCGACGGGCGGCGGCCTCGGCGTGCGCAGTTCGTCCAACGTCCGGGATCCCTGTTGGCGCCCCGAGGGTCAGGCCCAGCGACGGCAGCACGATGCGCAGCGCACCCAGGCAGCCCTCCCAGCCCTCCCACCCTCGCACGCTCGCGCGCTCGCCGGCGGACCTGAATAGGACCCCGCCGAGGTCCCGCCGAGACGCGATCATGTCCTTGATCTGGGTCGCCCGGGTCGTGTCGGCCCCTGCCGTTTCAATGCGCAGAACGCCGGCGTACAGATCGCCGGCCCAGACGGCCGACGCGACGGCGGCGCCGCCCTTGTCCAGGATCGCGGCGGTGGTCATGCCCTCCTCCTTGGCTCCTCGGTGGGAACCTCCACGAACGCGGCGCACATGGCGAGCAGCCAGAGGATCACCTGCTCGGGCCACACCTCCCACGTGAGGGCGAGATCGAGGTCTCGGCCTGGGGCGAACCTGCCCGCGATCCCCGCGAGCACGTTCTGGGGCGTGGCCGCGTCCTCCTCGAACGACGGTCCGTGCAGGCTCACCAGCTCGCCGGCGGTGAACTCGCGGCCCTCCACGAGCGCCTGGCCGATCGCCTCGGACGAGCTGCCGAAGATCCGCGCGTCGTCGGCGTCCACCCACGATCCCGGGAGCGCGGCCCCGCCGTCGGGGAGCGGCACGAGCTGGCCGGCGACGATCCGGGCGGCGCGCAGCGACAGCGCGGCGTGCCCGTTCCACCCTACCGACCCAAGCCAGTGGGCAGCAGCTCGGCGCAGGCCCACGGTGTCGGTCAGGCTGGGCACCACGATCCTGCCCGGGTTGGGCTCGTACACTGCCCGCGGCGTCGGACCCGTGCAGATCGGCGGCACGTCCAGCGACATGAGGGCGCCCACGAGCGGGCCCGAGGCCTCGGGGAGCGCGCGGTTCCAGGCGTCGGCCTGGTCCAGGCAGCGGCGGCCGTTCTTGGGCGGCGGCGCGTCGGACACGGTGAGGTCCCCGCCGCAGCCCGTGCGCAGCGCGCGGCCCTCGGCGAGCCCGCGGATCGCGGTGGCGATCTCCTGGGCGTAGAGCATGCGGCCGGCCGCGGTCTGGGCCGTGGCCAGCTGGTCGCGCACCTCCCGGAACGCCTTGTCCGCCCGGAGCCGCAGCTGCCTGTGCAGCGGCTCGCCCGCCACCCAGCCCCAGGCGTTGATCGGGAACTTGCGCCCGGTCCACTGGTCGCCCTCGATCAGGCCGACGGCCACGGCGTTGGTGTACCTGTTCGTCTGCTTGAAGTCGCCCAGGGTCTGCCCCTGCTGCTCCAGCATCTTCATGAACTCGGGCGAGCCGTAGATCGGCCAGCCCGTCCAGCTCATGCTCGCCCAGTCGCTGGAGGCGTCGATCGCGTCCGGCTGGATCCACGGTGTGGTCATTTCTTCGCCTTCCCCTTGGTCCCGGCGGCTGTCCTCGCGCTGCTGCCCCGAACGAACTCCTGGAAAACCTTGTCCTCGTTCGCTGCCCATTTCGCCTGGGTGTGGTCCCAGAACACGCCCGAGGCCTGGCCCTTCCCGCCGAGGACGCAAAACTCGGACTCGTACACGGTGCCCAGGCCGCCGGCGCCGATACCGATCACGCGGGAGGCCTCGACCTCTATGTGGATCAGCATGCCGTGATCGTGGCCGTAGGCGAACCCGTGCGCCGTGGAGGGGTTCATGCTGAACGAGCTAACCGGCTGGAGCGCGACGTTGCCCACCTGAAACGTGGGCTTTGCGCCGAACATGATCCCCTCGGGCTGTTCCCACGTCTTTTCGATGGACATGCCCCGGTACAGCTTCACGGTCTTGATCCCCATCTTGGCGAGCTGCGCCTGGGTGGTGTTGTACATCCCGCGCAGATAGGCGCGCAGCGCGTGCAGCTCCTCGGGCGTGTATTCCTTGTACACCTGTTCGAGCACGGGTTTGCGCATGCTCGCGGTCATCGCGTCGGCGAGCCCGAACTCTTCGCGGGCGGCTAGGTGCATCGCGTGCATGTCGGTCTTGTGGTCCATGCTGTTGCCGTTCCACGAGCTTTTCAGGTCGGCGCCGAAGTTGTACCGGTACGCCAGTTTTTTCTCCTCTTTGAGTTGGGCCCACTGCGCCGGGTTCAACTTCGCCGCCTTCATGACCACGGCGTCGGCCTTGTCCCCGACGTTCCGCCAGATCTCGGGCTGCCCGGCGTAGTCAAGGCCGCGCCTCGTCCCGAGGTGCTGCTTGTTCACGAACGTGGCCACCTCCTCGCCGGCGTCCATGATCTGGGCCTCCCAATTGCGGGCAGTGGCCTGCCCGACGTGATAGTCCCCGGTCGGGTTGATCACCTCCCCAGGGCGAACAGCTCGGATCGGTCCAATGTGATCCGGGGTCAGGTCGGGCGGCGGCTCGGGGGTCTTGCCGGCGGCCTTTGCGCGGGTGGCTTTCTTGGCGGCCTCGGCCTCGGCCTGGGCCTTCCACACGGCCTGCTCGTTCGTCAATTCCTTGGATTGGTACTGCGGGGGGACCTTCTCGGCCGGCGTTGCCCAGCCGCCGCCCTTCCCCAGCTTCAGCTTCTTGGCCTCGATCTTGATCTGCGCCATGGCCACCGCGGGAACCTCGGCCACGTAGTAGTGGGTGATCGAGGATCCCGCCTTGGTGTACAGCACCTCGGGATAGGGGGCCTGCCCGGGGACCGGCAGCTTCATGCCGGCGATCTTGAACTTGCCGGCGCCGATCTGCGCCTCCAGGTCCTGGACCGCGGACAGGAGCACGTTGTCGATTATCGGAGTTTCGGGCAGCCCCACCGACTTGGCCGGCTTCACCCCAGGCGGTGCGACGGCAGGCGGCGGCACGTAGGGCGGCCCCAGCTTCCCGGTGTTCTGCACGGCCTCGGCGAAGATCCGATCGTCTTCCGCATTGGACTTGATATAGAACTCCTGCCCCTCGGGCTTCAGCCCCTTGCCCCAGGCCTTGAACCAGTAGGACTGGTTCGGCCCCAGGTCCTTGATCCCGACGCTGAACTTCTCAACGGTGATCGCCTCGTCCAGGTATTCGGCGTATTCCTTCTCCAGCGTGCGCGCGAAGTCGGACGCGGCGGGCGTCGGTTTCAGCTGTGGACCGACGCCGGCGCCCTGCATGGGCGAGGCGGCCGGCATCGGCGACGGCGGGGGCAGCTTGGGCGGCGGTTTCCACAAGACACCGTTCCCGGGCCCGGCCGATTTGTAGGTCCACCCCTCGGCCTCCATGTTGGCGACCATGGCGTCGATCTCGGCCTTGGGCATGGCCTTGCCCCAGCCCAGGGTCTTGGTGGTCTTTTCCCAGCCCAGGGCGTCGGCCTGCTTGACCGAGATCTTGGCCTCCACCTTGATCGCCATCGCCGGCCCGAACTGCTCGGTGCTGTACAGCTGCACGCTGGCGGGGGTCATGGTCATGAACTCGGCGTCGTACATGGCCTCCAGGTTGGCCTTGGCCTGGTCCAGCACCTGCCGGAATTGCAGCAGTTCGCCGCTGCCTCCTGGTCCGATCGGCGGCGTCGGGTTCACCACGGGGCCCGTGTCCACGGCGGACAGCGACGGCACGGACGCCGGCGCGGCGACGCTCGGTTCGGCCATCCCCATGATCGGGCGCTGCGCCGGCAGGGCGGTGGGCGCCGCGGCCCCGCCGAACCCCAGGCCCTCCAGCATGGGCATGGACATGGCGGGCGGCGCCGGCGTCGGCGGCTGCACCGGGACGGGAGCGGCGACCGGGATCTCGCCCTTGGACACCTGGGACGAGGTGAGCCGCGGCACGGTCGTGGTGCGGCACTGGAAATGGTATGGCGGCATCCCGATCCCGTTGGTCAACAGGCCGGGCCCGGCGCTTTGCATCTTGAACTCGCCGCGGTCGTCGGCGACGCCGACACCCGACCGCGACACGGTGGCGATCTGCGCACCCTGCCGCGTCGTGATCTGGGTGGCCTCGGCGTTCTTGTCCCACTTCGCCTGGAGGAACGGGGCCACCTTGTAAATGTCCTCGGGCTTGGCGACGCTCGCGGCCTCCACGGCGTGCTTGTAGGCCCCGCCCACGGGGATGATCTGCCCGTCCAGGCATCGGCACTGGTCGGTCGTGCGCTCGTCCAGCATGGCCACGATCTCCAGCGATTCGATCCCGGCGTCCTGGTAGCCGGACACCTCGCCGAACGCGCGGGCCCTGGTCACCGAGACCGCGGCGACGGTGCGGGCGTAGTTGAACCCGTAGGCGCCCCACAGGTTGGGGAGCTTGGTCTGGAGCGCGCGGGCTATGTCGTCCCGCCCCCAGCCCTCCCGGATCCCGACGTCCACGATCTTGCGACCCTCGGCGGTGAGCTTGTCCGACCGCTTGCCCATCTCGTCCCGCAGGAACCACCCCTGCTGCTGGCTCACCTGGGTGATCGCCAGCTGGTCGGGCTGCCGCAGGGACAGGCCGACGCGGGGCAGGTAGTGGTCGTGCGTCCACTTCCGGGACGCGGCCGCGGTGTCCATGAGCGAGACCCGGATCTTCTGGGTCCACTCGGGGAGCAGCTGGCCGCCTGTCGCGGCGGCGACCTTGCCTAGGGACTCGCGCGCATGGGCGAACGCCTTGTCGATGTCCCCGCGGCTCGCCTTGTTCCAGTTGAGATCGAGCCCATCGAGCGCGCTCTTGACCGCGGCGAGCCCGGCCTCGCTCACCTGCGGGGTGTGCAGTCCGCTGGCCAGTTTCTTGGCGAACGCTGCCACGTCCACACCGTACTTGGGGCCAGCGGCTGCCTTGCCCAGGCCCACCAGCGCGCCCCCAGGTCCCAAGCGGCAGGCGCCGACGGGGACGGCCTGGGCGACGTCCAGGCGCTCCACACGCTGCCACACGGTGATCGGCCCGGTGTGCGCCACGGCCTTGCACAGGGCGACGGGTCCGCGGGCGAGCATGCCGTAGGCCACGACCCGGGCCCCGTTGGCGTCGGCGTCCGGCGCCATGATGCGCACTGCGCCGCCGATCGGCTTGTCGTCCGCGCCAAGTGGGACGGCTGCCCAGCCCCAGGCCAGCGAGGTGGGCAGCTCGGCGGCGGTTATCCCGGCGCGGTGGAGCGCGGGCACCAGGTCGCGCCCGAGATCGACCGGCGGCCACGCGGTGAGGTAGCCCGAGGAGGGCGCGCTGTAGGCGGCGAGGCCCACCCGCTCAACCCAGGCCGGGCGGCAGCTTGGGCGCGGGCTTCACGCCGGCGGCGCGCAGCTTCTCGGGGATCTTGGTCGGCGGTGGCGGCGGCGGCGCCTCGGCCGGCAGCGCCTTGCCGTTCACGACCTGGAACCAGGTATCGCACTTGCGGCAGGTCGCGTGACAGCGCAGCGGCTTGGCCAGGCTCGGGGCGTCCAGCGGCGGCACGACCTTGGCCAGTCCCATGACCGTGGATCCGCAGGCCGGGCACGTGGTGAACGTCATCCCGGTGTGGTGCTGCATGACCTCGCCCGGTGCCAGCCGGATCCGCTGCCCCATCTTGGTGGCGGCGATCACGCGATAGGGCCCGGCGAACCAGGGACGCTCTGGCGTGGGGGTGATCATTGGGGCGGCGGGCTCCCCTCCACCCCGAACATGGCCGGCACGTACAGGGCGGTCCCGTCGTACAGTTCCGAGTCGAGCAGGCGCAGGCCGCCGGCGTTTCCGCGCGGGCGTGCGGACCCGTCCATGGTGGCCAGGCCGGCCCATAGCGGCCAGGTCAGGCGCCTGAGCACGGCATATTCGGACAGCGCGCGGAACAGGTGATCGCAGGCGTCGATCACGTAGCCGCTGTACAGGTTGCAGACCAGGCACACCGGCGTCCCCTGCCGGTGGTTCGACGTGTAGCGCGCGGCGGCCATGCTGTGGGACACCCCGCCACCGCCTACGCCGATCAGCATGAGGTTCTGGTTCTGCTGTCCACCACCCAGGCGCACGGTGTACGTGCGCGCGGCGTCCCTGGTCCACGTGATCGACTCGCTGCGCCCGTTTTCGGCAGTAACCACCCACGGGCCCGATGTCTTGGGCAGGGGGTTGCTGGGGACCTCTCCACCGCCTTGCACCATGTCAGCCTCCGTGCCCCACGGGGCCGCTGCTCCCCGCTGGGACGTCCACGAAACGGGCCTGCACCGTCGGATCGAGGCCGGCGGCGCGCAGCTCCTCGGTGGCGATCGCGGCGATCCGCTGCTCCAGGGCGGCGAGCCTGCCGGCCATGCCTGCCGGGTCGCTGTCCATGCCGAACGGCGAGCCCCCACCCGCGGGCGTCGGGGCCTCGGTCCCGGGCGGTGGGTAGCCGGCCAGGGTCATGGGCATGGGCTGCGCCGTCCACGGCTCCTCGATCTTGGCGAGCGGCACGTTCAGGACGTCGGCGAGGAGCTGGCGGATCTCGCGCGGCAGGAGCCCCCCGTAGGGCGCCGTCTGCTGCACGAGGTTGCCCACCTCCTCGGCGGACTTGGTGGGCGGGCTGTTGCTCTTGAACTTCAGGAACCGGATCCCCAGGCGGGGCATGATCACCCGGTTGACGTTCCAGTCGAACTCCTCGCGCAGGGGTTGGAAAACCTGCTGCTCGGCGAACTGGAGCGCGGCCAGCGCGGTGGCTCGGTTCAGGTCGCTGGGGGTGTAGCCGCGCAGCATAGGGGACAGCCGGAACGTGGCGCCGATCTTGTCGGCGTTGCGCTGGTCGTAGTTCGTGAACAGGGCGTCCTGCTGGCGGGCGTCGCGCAGCGGTTCCCAGGAGATGGTCGGGATCTGCGCGCGGGCGGTCGGGTCCACCGTGGTCTTCTGCCCGCTGAACGCCTCCAGCACCAGGAGCTTGCCCGCCCCACGAGCGCCGCGCAGCTCGGTGCCGACCCGCTGCTCCAGCCGCTGCACGGTCTGCTGGGTCAGCCTGCCGCCGGAAACGAAGATCAGGCCGGCGGGCGTCGCGTTGTCGCGCAGGTAGTAGTAGTTGGTTTCGTCGGCCTCGCGGCTGCCCAGGACGCCGAGGAGCGCGCCGATCCAGCGAGGCGGCGGGCAGGGCGTGCGCGGGCTGTGGAGGCTGGCCCACAGCAGCTCGGCCGCGGCGACCGCGTCCTTGCCGTCCTCGGCCATCATGTCGGCGATCGTCTTGTACGCCTTGCCGGTCTTCAGGCTGATCGTGCGCGGGTCGCCCGGGCTCTTGAAGTAGATCCGGTCCTGCCCCACGAGCTGCACGAACCGACGGAAGCGCCTGTACACGGTGATCGTGCGCAGGCCGGACAGCGGGGTCACGGGGTCGGGCTCCTGGACCAGCACCTGGGTGCCGTCGTCCTGGAGCGGGCGCACGGTGTAGGCCGGCACGTAGGTGAGCCGCTTCAGCCTGCCCAGGCCGTCCGGGCGCATCTCGGTTGTGCCCCAGCCGTGCGTTTCGATGTCCCGGCGCGTGATCCTGCGCAGGCGGGCGAACGACATGTCGGAGCAGCAGGTGTCGAAGAACGCGCGGGCGATGAACTGCTCGCGCTCCAGCGTGGTGCGGATCTCCTCGCGGGCGTTGTCCACCTCCTGCGGGTTGATCTCGGGGATCGGTCCGCTCGGCGGCGCCTCGCCGATGATCTCGCGGCCGGCGGCGACGTCGGCCTCGTAGGCCATGCGGGCCTCCTCGCGGGCGACCCAGCGTTCGAACTTCAGCGCCTCGCCGATCGCCTTGGTCGCCTCCTCTTTGTCCAAGGCGTCCATCCAAGGCTCGGCCGGCACGAACTGGTGCCCGAACCCGTCCACGTTCTGGGCGTAGGACTCGATCGACGGCTCCAGGTGCGGGGACAGCTCGGCGTAGTTGATCAGCGACTCGGGATCGTAGGGCGGCTCCACCGCGCCGCAGCTGCCGAACATCTGGGCCGTGGCGTCGATCTCCTGGATCGCTCGGGACTCGTCCACGGGGCCGACGGCGGCGCGGGCCTTGGCCAGCAGCTGCTTGACGTTCATGGACCCGGCGCCGTCCCTCCCGCGCGGAACGGTCGGCTCACGCTTGGCGGTGCGCGTCACGGCCCTACCCCTGGGTGCGGCCGGCGACCATCAATTCGGTGGTCGGGCCCACTGCGCCCCCCACCGAAACGGTCACGCGGACGACGGTGTAGTGGTCGGCGATCGCCCCTTGCCCGCTGGCGGCGAGCGCGACGATCGTTGTCCAGTTCTTGCCGGCGACGCTGCCCTCCAGCACGCCGGTGAAAGCCGCGCCGGCGTCCCGCTTGAAGTCGTAGCCCTTGCCGCCCAGCTGCCCGACGTCCACCTCGGGGCCGGTGGTCGCGGTGGCGATCGGCGGCGTGGCGCCGTCGTTCGGAATGGTCACGGGCATGCGTTCACAGAATGCCATGGGGATCTCCCTCCTCGGGCAGCTCCTCGCCAATGATGGTCAAGGCCTCCCGAATCGCGGCCCGCACCTGCGGGTCCTTGTCCTTGTTCATGAGGTCGCGCCGCAGCGATGCGACGGCCTGGCCTCGGGCCTCGGGCGGCAGGCCGGCCAGGTCCTGCCCCAGGCGGGCGCCGAACGCCCCGCTCTCCAGCTGCTCGGCGGCCTCGGTCAGGATCTGATCGAGCATGTCCCGGCGCACCCCGCCGTGGCGCGTGACGCACCGGCAGATCACGGGCACGCGCACGCGGCCCTCGGGCTGGTCGGACATGGGGATCGTGGCCCACCCGGATCGCCCCGTGCCGTTGCAGTGCTTGCAGCCCCGCTTGGCTTTCTTCAGATCCACGTCGGCGGCGAGGCGCACGCGCGGCGCCCGGGTGCTGCCGTCCGGCATGATCGTCTTGGTGTTCAGCAGTTCCTCGGCGACGTCGGCCGCGGCGCGTTGCTCGGTCTCGTTCATCGTGTGCCCCCCAGATGCTGATCCCCCAGCTTCAGGCGCCACCACCTCCACCAGCAGCACTCGCATGGGCGAATACCCATAGCGGCCCCGGAGGGATGCTGGCACGCCGGCGGCGTCCCCGTCGCCCTCGGCCCGCTGCCCGGCTGCACCTTGGTGAACTGCTCGCGCAGCGCGGACGCCAGCACCAGGAGCCCGACGGGCGGCCACGCGCGATCCTTCAGCGTGACCGGAACGAGCAGGTCGGATCCGGTGGTGTCGTCCAGGTCGATCGCCTCCAGCGCCTGGGCGAGGCGGCCGCCGTCGACGTCCACTTCGAAACCGCCCGGGAGCTTCACGGCGCTGCCCAGGATCGGCTCCCACGCGGGATCGTCCACGGGCAGGGTCAGGGGGCGCAGTGCGCACCACGCCGTCCCCTCCAGGTCTCGCCACGGGTGCCGCTGCTCGTCCATCGAACCTCCTAGAACGGGTGCCCGTCGTCTATCGCGTGACCGCCGATCCGCAGCTCGATCACCGGAGCCTCATTATCCACCCCGGGCGCCCAGTTGTCCAGGAACAGCCGGCGGGCGCCGTGCATCGCTTGCCCCCAGGCGTCGGCCAGATCGTCGTGCTTGCTGAACGGGAAGTCGATCAGCTCGCCCACCAGGTTTCCGCGCTCGTGGTCGAACGTCGGGCTCGCCGGGTTCAGGTGATCGGAGAACACCACGACCCCCGACTCCAGCAGGGGGGTGACACCGGCGAGGCGCGCAGCTTTCGAAACCCTGGGTGTAGTTACCTGCACGAGGCCGGCCAGCTCGGGGTACTTGTTCAGGACCCACTCGTCCAGCGTGGACAGGCCCACCTTCTCGATCAGGATCTTGACCGGCTGGTAGCGGGTCGCCTCCTCGGCCACGATGTCCGCCTGGTGTCCGATCGTCTCGTGCATGTGCCAGCCGTCCACCACCCACACGCGGCGGCGCTCGGGGTCCACGGCGATCGCCACGCTCGCGGACCAGTCGTGCTCGCTGCTCGTCCCGATCGCGGGGTCGTAGCTCGTGATAAAGGCCATCCGGTCCAGGCGGTCGGCGAAGTCGGGCTCGTGCTCCAGGTCGGCGAAGTGGATCCAGTCCTCGCGCACCAGGGCGGTGCCCTCGTCTGTCACTTCGCAGTGCATCGCGCGGGCGAACGAGGCGGATCCCAGTTCCTTCAGCAGCGAGCGCAACCGGGCCTCGGGCCACTTGGTCGGCCACATGCTCCCGAATTCGCCCCCGATGGCGTACCGGACCAGGGTGTACGCCGGGTTCGTTTGCAGGTTCGCGGTGAGGTCGTCCCGGTGCCACGGCGTCGCCAGATACCAGACCCGGGCGTCGGGCTCCAGGGTCAGGGACCAATCGTTCAGCCAGGCCGCCTTGACGGCCGCGCGCATGGCCGGCATGAGGATCGCGTTGCGCTGGTCCACCACGTCGTCGGCGATCAGCAGGTCGCACCGGGCGCCGGCGACCGTGGACAGAATGCCCAGGGCCTGCACGCTGGCGTCGCGGTGTCGGGCCGTGCGCTTGACCGTGATCTGGTGCTTGCTCCACTCGGCGTCCTCGGACGGCTCCAGGTGCGGGAACACCTCGCGCACGCGCGGGTTGGTGCGCAGGTGCTGGGTGATTTCCCACAGGCGCTCCCGGGCCTTCTGGTCCGAGGCGCAGACGATCTTGATCCGCAGGTCGGGATTGCGCCCCAGTTCCCAGATCGTCCGCGCCACCAGGAAGGTGGTCTTGCCGTGGTTACGCGGGGCGATGATCAGCACGCGGGTGCCGTCGTCCAGGGCGTCGTTCCAGTCCTCCTGATACCATTGGGTTTCGAGGGGTTCCCACGTCCGCTCGTCCCTGAAACAGTATTCGAAGAACGCGGCCGGGTCGCGTTGCGCAGTTCGCACGTGGGCCAGGCGCATGGCCTCGGCTCGCGCCTCGTACCCCTTGCGGTTGTCCGGGTCGATCCAGCGCCCGCGGTCAGCTCGCGGCAGGTGCCGGCGCGGCGCCCGGTACTTGGGATGGACAGCGCCCACGGGGGCGAGCGCCTGGGCGGCAGCAGTCATGGTGCGCCCTCCACGGATGGACTAGTTTCGGCGATCTCGGCCTGAATTAGTCCACGCAAGGTCAGCCAGGCCAGCACGTCGATCGCACCGAAATAACACACGGTTCCGGCACTGGAGCAGCAGGCAATCTCGCCCAGTGGACTACCTGGCCCGCCGATCCGCATTCGTCGCCCACGTCCAGGAGACCGCGGCAGCACGAGCGCCACGCGGTACAAGCCGGCGGCGAGCACTCGCTCGCACTCCCGGGTCAGTTCGATCACGGTCATGCCCCCAGCTCCTCGATCGGCACGCCGGCGGCGGCGAGCTTGGCGATCGCGGCCTCCTCGATCTGCCGCAGGCGCTCCCGGGTCACGTTCAGCCGGTCGGCCACCTGCTCCAGCGTGTGGCTGCCCTGCGCGCACACGTCCAGCGCGCACGACTCGGTGAGGTCCAGCGGGTCCACGTCGTGGGCGATCTTCAGGCTGCCCGAGGGCATGACGTCCGCCCACAGGTGGTAGCGGCAGCCCACCCACGGGCAGGGGCGCTCACCGTCCACGCAATCGGCGCGGGTGCGCGGGCGGTCGGCGAGGGCGGGCTCCTCGCCTGCCTCCCCTGCCTTGCGCGCCCTGTTGTTCAGCACCGCCATGTTCTTGCGCTCCAGGTTGCGGCGGCGAGCCGCCCCGGTCAGTCCCCCTCGTGTTTCGAGACCTCGGCGATCCGGTATTCCCAGCGGCGGGCGTCCACCTGCCTGGCCTGGAGCCCCGGCACCATGAACGTGCGGTGCTTGCGTTGCTTGGTCATCTCCTGCCCGATGATCTGGACCATGGTCTCGGGCAGGTCCTTGCGCAGGCGTGCGCGCACGACCTCCAGGATCCCGGACGTCGTGAGCCAGTGCGGCGCCCGGTAGCGGATCGCAGCGATGCACGCGGCCAGGTTCGTGCCCTCCCCCAGTTCCTGCTGTCCGTTGCCGATCCCGATCACGCGGCCGGTGTCCACCTCCTCGGGCTCGGCGGGCGGCGCCTCGGCCTTGCCCTTCACAGGTGCCTGGGACTCCTGCCCGGTCTTGCTGTTCGGGCACTCCTCGTTCAGGCAGATCAGGCGCCCGGTCTTGCGATACACGATCGTCCCGCTGTAGCACAACGGGCAGGGCGGCGAGCCCTTGCGCTGCGCCTGCGCCTTGGCGGCCTCGGCCTCGGCGCCCCTGTCGCGCGGCATCTGCCCAAGTGACGGTCCGGCCGGCCCCTTGGGGCAGGGTCCCGGACCCCTGGGCCCCTCCTCGCCGACGGGCCCGACCTCGCCAGACGATCCGACCGGCGGCAGTGTGCACCGCTGGTTCTTGTCGCCGGTGCTCGGGGGCAGGTCGCCGACCTCGGGCGCGGGCCTCGTGCCCGCGTCCTCGTCCAGCTGCCGAACTCGGCCGCGCAGCACTTCGTCGGCGAGCGCGATCCCGTCCAGCCGGCGCAGCTCCTCGATCACCTCGGCGTAGGCCTGCGCCTGCACCTTGGCGGCCTCGGCGCGCATGAGGGCCTGCGCGCGGAACTTCTCCATGCGCTCGATCACCCCGCCCAGGTGCTCGCGGATCATGACTCCATCTCCTCGGGTGCCAGGTCGCACCGTTGCGGCGGCGCGGGCTCCAGGTCGGACACGTCAACGCCACGAGCTGCGGCCACCTCGAACCAGGTCTGGCCGGTCCCCTCCAGGACGGCGGCCGCGGCCCCGCCCACCTGCTCGGCCCAGCGCCGGCAGATGAGATCGGCGTAGCGCGGCTCGATCTCCAGGGTGCCGCAGGGTCGGCCCAGGGCCTCGCATGCGATCAGCGTGGAGCCGCACCCACCGAACGGATCGAACACGGGCCCGGTGCGCCCGCTGGCGGCGTCGCCCTCCAGGACCTCCACGAGCAGGTCGACCGGCTTCTGGGTGTAGTGCAGATCGTTGCCCGACCGGGCGGCGTTGATCACGTTGCCCTTGGCGGCGGTGCGCGCCAGCTGGTCCACCTTGTTGCCCTGCCGGGCGGCGTACATGATCAGCTCGTGCTGGGTGCGCCACAGCGCGCCGAGGCCCGGGTGGCCCTTGTTCCACACGATCATCGAACGGACCGGCAGGCCCGAGGCCTCCACCACATCGAACAGCGCCGGCCACATGCGCCAGTCGGTGAACACGTACACGATCTGGGGGTGGGCGGCGGTGAGCCATTCCCGCATGAGCGAGGCGTACCCCCTGCTGGACAGGGTATCGCTGGCGATCTCGCCCCAGGTGCCGGCCCGCTTGCCTGCCTCCTGGAACGACCCGGAACAGTACGGGGGATCGGTGAGGGCGATCCCGCACTTCAGGCCGGCGAGCGCCCAGGCCACGACCTTGGGGTCGCGGCAGTCCCCGCAGGCCAGGCGGTGCATGCCCAGGACCCAGCGGTCGCCCTGCCTGGTCACGGGGGCGCGCAGCATGGCGTCCGGGATCGGCGCCACCCGCTTGCCCTTGGCCTTGCTCGGGGTGCGCGTGCCCTCGGCGCCCGTGGTCTGGTTCAGCAGGGCGGACAGGTTGCCCTCCGGGAATCCGAGATCGCGGAACAGGGCGGCGGTGTCGATCGGCGTCGGCGAGGCCGAGGCGTCCACCTGGAGACCGGACAGCAGGCGCTCCAGTGCGCCGGTGTCCCAGGTCGCGGCCGTCTCGCCGACCCGGTTGTCGGCGATGTTGAACGCCTGGGCGGTCACCCCGTCATCGTCGGCCCACAGAACGGGCACGTGGGACGCCCCAAGGGCAGCCAGGGCGGCGAGGCGCTGGTGCCCTGCCTCCACCACCTCGGTGCGGCTGTTGGCCACCAGCGGCCACCTACAGCCGAACCGGCGCATGCTGTTGATCACGACGTCCAGGTCCCGGACGATCCGGGGGTTCGCCGGATCCGGGCGCACCCTGTCGATCGCCACGAGCATGGGCACGAGCTGCGGCAGGATCTCCACCTGGGTGCCAGGCACCAGCGGCCTGCCGTCCTTGGACGTAGCCGTGGGCTCCACCTCGGGCTCGGGGGGGCGAATACCGGTAGCGCCTTGAGGCGCCCTGCCGCTTCTGCCCTTGCTGGAACCGGACGACGGCGCGCACGGTTCCTGGGGCGAAACACCCGGCTCGGGGGGGCGAATATCGGTAGCGGTGGCCAGAGGGCGCGGTGGCTCGGCGGCCGGCAGCGCCTTGGGAGGTGCGCCGCGGCGTGCCGGCGCTTTGCGCGTTTTGCCGGGCGGCGGTCGTTTCGTCTTTGTAGTCATGGATCTTTACCTTTTCCCCTGGTGCCCCGGCGGCAGCAGGCCCGTGGTGGCGAACTCCACCAGCTCCTCCACGGTCAGCGTGTCCAGTCCGCTGCCGCTGTTCACCTGGATCTTCTGGTCCGGCCCGCCCAGCATGCGCTCGCCCAGGCGGATCAGTCGGTCGGCCGTCTCGGCCACCTTGTGCAGCGACTCGCGCAGCTCGGGCGCCGTCGCCCCGCCGGACTGCTGGTACGTGGCCAGCCGCATCTTGGCGTCCTCGGCGAGCAGTGCGATCTCGGTGGTGACCGTGCCCATGGCCACCTGAATGGCCTGGAGGTTCCGCCGGTGCCACTCGGCCACGGTCAGGTTCGCCTCCTCCTGGGCGGCGTTCATGACCCGCTGCCACCGCTCCCGGATCGGCACCATGCCCAGGTCCGGGCGCGCCGCCCCTTCGATGTAGGCGACCGCCAGCTTCTCGGGGATCCCAGCGTGCCGGGCGGCGAACGCCGGGGTCTGCTTGATCGTGAACCCCGCCCAGAGCTTGTTGTACTGGTCGGCGGTGATCGGGGTGATCGCCTTGGTCGGCGCCTTGCGCCCTCCCCGCCCTGGCACGGCGGCCTTGCCCTTACCCTTGGTCGCCACGGCGCACCGCCTCCCCTCGCGCGGCCAGCACCTGGGCCACCGCGTGCTCACGCTCGGCCCGGGCGGCCGCCTGCTCCAGCTCGGCCACGAGCGCCGGCGGTCCCGCCTGCCCAGGCTCGTGGCGCACACCCGGCCGCGGCAGCCCCTCCCGGTCGCCAAACAGCCGGCGCCGGCAGAACTCGGCCACGGTCAGGCCCAGCCCGGCCGACACGTCGCGCACGTGCAGCAGTTCCACGCTGGAGCACCGGACCTTCAGCCAAAACGTGCGGCGGGCCTCGGGTGGTAGGACCATGCGCCCACCGTAGCAAACGTGTGCCCCCATGTCCACCCAAAAGCGTGGGCACAAGATCGATCGGGCGCGTGGCTG